CTGAAAACGGTGGATTCACCGTAAAGCGTGGTAATGCCGCCAACGTATCGTTCCTGTGGGACGAGACAAACGACCGATTCACTACGGTTGACCAGCCATTGCACGTCGGTAGCCTACCTTCACTAACACCGAGTGGAACAACGACCGACCACTTCATTATGCAGAGCAATGCAAATGGTCAAGCTGGAGTTCTTCGTTTGGCTACGTTTACTGCGGTTGCTAACTATCTCGGTCTTCCCATACACTTCTCACTTGACGACGCTCAGGGTAATGTATCAAAGGCCGCTAACGCATACACGGTTACTCACAACTTTGGGACTAAGGCTGTTATGGCTGAGGTTATTGCATACGCAACTCAAGAGACTGTTATTGTTGATATAACCAGACCCACAGTTAATACCATTGTAGTTACATTCGGTGGGGCGGTAACGGACAATACACACTACGTTGTATTACAAGCGTCAAAGCGCACTGGTGATACGGTAGCTGGCTCAGTAGAGGGTGACGCTCCTGCCTCATAACAATTAATTGCCAATAGCTAAGCAAATATAGGGGGGGGCAATGGCCCCCCTTTTATTTTGTACTTTTGCTTATGCTGTATAAGTTTGGTAAACTATGAAGTTTTTATCTCAAATTAATGTCAACACGGAGTACACCCTTCCGATGGTTGATGGAACAAACGGACAGGTGCTATCCACCGATGGTAATGGTGTTGCTTATTGGGGTACCATCAGTATCGGTTCACTACCCCTCGATGGGCTTTCGGATGTAATCATCACCTCTCCGTCTAGCGACCAAATGCTACGCTACGGCCTCCGGCAGGGGGATACCGTACCCGTATGGCATAACTTCACGCCGAACTTCCTAACCCCATCATCGTCCATTGATGCGCTTAATGATGTAACCATTACTAGTGCGGCCACTGGGCAGGTATTACAGTGGAGTGGTAGCGCCTGGGTTAACGCCACAGTTACAAGTGCTGGTTATGTATCTAAGGTACAGCACGAGGTAAAGGCCGGTGTGGCGATTACAAAAGGGCAAGCGTTATATGTTACTGGGGCAGATGGCACAAATATGGTTGTAGGTAAAGCCTCAAACGTATCTGAAGCTATGTCTTCTAAGACCATAGGTCTAGCCGCCGCTTCTGCCGCAGTAAATGGTAAGTTTTTCGTAATTACCGAGGGTCTTATTGATGGATTAAATACATCTTCCGCTAACGCAGGTGATGCTGTTTGGTTAGGCGTAGATGGAGCTTTAATCTTTGGACTCACAAACAAACCTGTAGCTCCAGCCCACTTAGTTTACCTTGGTGTCGTAACCAGAGTAAATCAGAACAACGGAGAGATTTTTGTTAGCATACAGAATGGCTTTGAGCTTAAAGAACTTCACGATGTGCTCATCAATGGAGTTACCACCGGACAGCTAATCAGAAGAGAGGCTGATGGTCTTTGGAAGAACTGGACCCCTAACTTCCTTACTTCGCTACCTGCTCACAACCATAACGATATATATTATACCGAGGAGGATATTGATGCGTTCTTTGGTGGAGATACTGCCATCGGTGGATACAACCAAAGTAACTGGGATGTAGCTTACAACGATAAGATTAACAGCGCATCGTTTAGTACTACCACTGGCGTCCTTACTCTTACTCAGCAAGATACAGGCACCGTAACGGTAGACCTTGATGGTCGCTATCTTGAGTCTGAGGCTGATACCCTTCAAAGTGTAACATCAAGAGGGTCATCTACAAATACAGATATCCGTATTAAGAGACCAGCTAACAAAGTAGACAATGCTAGTTGTACAGAGTTACCTTCTAGAGTAGAATTTAACAACGCATTCGTAGCTGGTTCTACTGGTTATACTGTATTCACATACCCAACGTCATCTGTATTTAGAATATATGGAGACTATGACGGTAATGTGGGTGGGGTTCAACCAGACCTTCAGTTGGGGTTGGGGTACTTGACAGTTAAGAATAGTGGAGCTACTATAGGCAACGTCGGCATTGGTACGACGGCGCCAGCGGCTCCTCTAGATGTTAACGGTAACGTATACATAAGAGCGGCCGGTGCTTTATATACAAATACAATAGCAGGTTATTCCACTAATGTTGTTTCTATAGGAGCAAGTACAAATTTTATAGTGCCATCCGGTAATGTCGGAATAAGAACAACTACTCCTCAAAAGTTTTTAGACGTAAATGGAAGTGGAATAGTAGCGTCTTTTGGCGGGGGTCTTAGCCCGGGTAGTTTTGCTGGTATTCACTTTGGTTATTCAGAATCATACGTTAATAATGATAACTATAAGAAATCAGCATTAGTATTTGAAAGGACAGACAATCACGGTCAAGGCGGTAACGCTTCCGGAAAGATACACTTCCTACTTAATAATATAGGCTCAGGGTCGGCTACATCTCTGGCCCACTCCGTGATGGTAATTGATACAAACTCTACTGCCACCCAAGGGTCTGCTAGAGTCGGTATAGGAACAACTTCTCCGAACGCAACTCTTGATGTAAACGGAGCAGCCAACGCCACATCATTCTCGTCAACGGCGTTATTGATTGCAAACGCAGACACAAGCGGAAGTCTTCAACCAGACCAAGGAGACCCAGCCAATAAGATTTACTCTTTTAGATGGCAGGGTAATGAGGTCGGATACATTGACACTGACAACAAGATAACATTCTCTGGATTCAAGACTCCCGCTGGGACATCATCTCAGTTTTTAAAGGCCAACGGAACGGTTGATTCTAACACATACATCACCTCAACCGCCCTTAATGGATACGCCACTGAATCTTGGGTAAACACAAACTATTACAATCGGGACCAGATTGATGACTTCTTCGGTGGGGCTGAGGCCATTAGCGGATACAATAAGTCTAACTGGGATGCGGCCTACAACGATAAGATTAACAGCGCATCGTTTAGCACCACGACCGGTGTACTTACGCTCACTCAGCAGGACACAGGCACCGTTACTGTAGACCTCGACGGTCGATACCTTGAGTCTCTACCTGCTCACAATCACGATGACAGGTACTACACTGAAACAGAATCTGATTCTAGGTATATAAACGCATCTGGAGACACAATGAGCGGCAGTTTATCGTTTGATGCGGCTGCTGTAATTAAAAAGAAAATTACTGGCGTTGGTGATAATCCCGTAAAGACCGCATCTGGAGTTTTAGCGTCTCGTTCTGACAATGGTGGTGGGGCTACGTATTACATTATTGAAACTACTGTACCGCAAGATGATTATCAAATGGGTGGTTTCACCATTGAATTATTTGGAAGATATGGCGAAACAAATAACAAAACAAAGATTGACCTAGGCGGGTATTGGAATCCGGAGGGGAATGGTGGCTTTGCGGGATTTGAGGCTCACGGTACAAACCCAGAGTATAAGCCTACGATTCAAGTCGCGAGAAACAACAACTCTGGTAATACCGCATTTATTATTTCTGGTGTTTCTTGGTCATATCCTGTTATTGTTGCAAGAGACCTTTGGTTAGGATACAATAGCACAGATGGTGGGTCATATGGCGAGGGTTGGGTTATTGCTTCTGCAAACAACCTTGATTCTTATTCAAATAGAGACACTGTAGTTTGGAGAAATGGATATTCTGATTCTAACCCCGCTGGATATATTACTGGTTATACTGAAACTGATACTCTTTCTTCAGTAACTGGTAGGGGAGCTACAACTTCTACTCCAATAACTATTAATGGTGGAGGTGCTCAACCTCTTACTTTAACAACAGCTAATGGTTCTCCTTGGCATATTGCTTTAGTACGTAATGATTTAGGTCTTACTAGTAGAGTATTTGCTTATAACATTCCTTACAATGGTTGGTATTTTGAACATAATATAATTATTGCTGGTAATACAAACTGGCATAGTGGCAACCTTACCAACCTAAATCAGCTTAGTAACGGTCCTGGATATATCACCTCATCAGGTAATACTAGCGGATACTCTGGGTCTTTATTAGCTGACGATAACCGAACAATTTCTCCGTCTGAGATAGGCGCAAATCAATTAAAATTCGGTTTTACTTCTTGGGGAAATAATAATACTTCACCTTGGGCTGACTACCTACATCTCCGCTCTTACGGGGATGGTTCAGGTGGTTCAGACAATCTTGTTATGTTCAAGAAGTCTGGTATTGGGATGCGTATCTGGCAGCAGACATTCGGTTCTGCCACCGCATACTCGTCATACGCTGATGTTTGGACAACCGGAGATTTTACATCTAGCAACGTATCAAGTTGGAATACTGCTTATGGCTGGGGAGACCACGCCAGTGTAGGTTATGCTACTGAGGAGTTTGTTACTGGTCAAGGTTACCTAACATCCTTACCTGCTCACAACCACGATGACAGGTATTACACTGAAACTGAGTCAGACGCTAGATATCCTTTATCCAGAGGTACACTAGGTACAACAACAAATGTTGGTGATGCAACTGGATTTGGAAATAATTTAGCATCTGGTACATATACTAGAAATTATGTTGGTCATTCTGGACAAGTGTGGATGTCCCACGATACTGGGGGTAGTACTGGAAATTTTGCATTAGAAGTAACATATTATGGTGCTATGTATGTCCACACAAATGTGGATAGTTCTTCTTGGGTAACAAAGCAAATATGGACTTCAGATACATTTGCTAATAACTCCTCTAACTGGAATACTGCATTTGGATGGGGTAACCACGCCGGGGCTAATTATATAGTAAGAGGCTCAACGCAATCACCGGGGTCGTGGCCAGAGGCTACAAAATTCCAGTCGTCGGGAGACATTGGAACTGATACATCGAGTGCTCACTCATTGCAGATTTACTCTGCCGAAGGGAATGACGCATTTATGGCGTTTCACATATCCAACGATTTTGCTGTATTTTTTGGTCTTGACAACACCACGAATAGACTCTATACTGGCGGTTGGTCTGATGGAAACAACAAGTATCAACTTTGGGATACTAGAGATTTTACATCTACTAACGTATCAAACTGGAACACGGCCTACAACGACAGGATTTCTTCTGCTACAGTAACGGGAACTACTACCAAGACACTTACCCTCACTCAGGGTGACGGAGGTACCGTTACCGCCTCGTGGACAGATTACGATACTGATAATGACGCGCAGCAATTATCTTACGACCCCGGTGCAAACCAACTCTCTATATCTAACGGTAATAGCATTATCCTTACAGGATTAGCTACCGAAGAGTTTGTCACAGGTCAGGGGTATATTACTGGTTCTTATTTACCACTTTCAGGGGGCACACTAAGTGGCGCCGTTGTTGTAAACTTAGGAAACGTATCTTCTGATACTGTTGCATTTAAGGTGGGTGGTCCGTCAAACTACGACTCCCTTACCATCGGTATGGAGGACACTCCTGACTATGATGCGTTCATTGCTTCCTATGGTAACGATATACGCTTCTATTCTGGTAAAGGTTTAAGCTCAGAAAACCACAGTTTCTATTGGTTCACAAGTAAGGCAGGAACAGCACAGCACGGCGTTGTCGCAATGCAGCTTGACCATAATCAGAACTTGACTATTGGTGGAACATTTACCGAGCAATCATCTATTCGATACAAGGAAAACGTAAAGTCTATACCTAGCGTATCACAGAAGGTAGAGAAACTTGATGCTGTATCCTACAATAAGATTGGGAACAAAGAAGAAGAGATTGGTCTCATCGCAGAGGACGTAGCCGAGCTATTCCCAGAGGTAGTAAAATATGATAATGAGGGTAGGCCTGACGGGGTCAACTACTCTCGCCTGAGCGTAATTTTGCTGAAGGCTGTACAGGAATTAACAGAACGAGTAAACAAGTTAGAAAACAAGTAATATGGCAAATCTTTTAAGTACTACATTATCGGGGAACAACCACATAACACTTGGTCCTAATGCAACTTGGTCATCATACTTAAGAGTTGGTGGCAATGGGTATAGTGTAAGTGGAAATGAATATGCTTCTGTAGTTACCACTAATGGAAACCTTCACCTTGATGCTGGTACTTCAAGGGCAATATACTTAAACCACTATGCTGGAACATCCGGTGTGGCTTTTGGAAATGGCGCATCTGGAGTTTCTGCTTGGATGGGTGCCGATGGAGACTTATGGAAGGGTAGCGGTGATAATTCTGGAACTCAGTATGTATACAACTCCGGGACCTGGGGAATTAGTATTACGGGTAACGCAGGTAGTTTAGACGGCTATGACTATTCTCAATTTACTGGAGTTCTAGCTAGATATATCACTACTGCTAATAATGGTACGAGAATTAGAATAACCGCTCCATTTAACACTGACTCAGGTAAGATGTTTAGTGTTGATATTACTATGTATGCTGGATATACTCAATATAAGTATACCGTTAGTGCTTATATGTATAGTACTACTAATCAATGGTATAATCCAAAAGCATTATTTACTGGCGACGGAGCTCCTGACATATATGTAGGTAGAGATAACAGCGGTAAGGCTTATATAAGTATTGCCAATGGAGCCTATACTGGAATTGTAGTAAATAATTTAGTTGGTGGATACGTAGCTTCTGAAGTAGATTCTTATAGTCCTTGGGTCATTACACTTGATTCCGGCAACGAAAACTCCGTAGGTGTTAGCGTCATAACGACTATCACATCTAATAACATCGGCTCTCAGTCTGTAAGCTATGCAACTACTGCGGGTTCTATAACCAGCCAGGCAAACTCTGCAACAATAACGGCAACTACGTCAAATACAGCAAATGCAATAGTATTAAGGGACGGAAGTGGTGATATATATTCTAGATATTCTTTTAGTAATTATGTCAACACAACTAACAATGATGAAAGCGGAATTACTAGATTCATAATTAAAAACGGGGACGACTACCACAGGTCAGCCACTACAACCGTTGCCGCAGATATTATTAGAGGTGTTGCATCGGGAAGTTGGGCTATTAACATTACTGGTAGTGCTGGTTCCGTAACTAATGGAGTCTATACGACTCAAAGCATAAATAATCTTACTGGTGTTTTAAATTTTGGAGTACACAACGCGACCCCATACAACGACGCAACTGGAGTCAGCAACGGAATCGCCTTTGGTGGGATAGAGTCATCTACATTAAGGACATACGGCATTTTTACTGAATTAGAAAACATTGGAGGGAATTATTCTAAGTTAACATTAAATTACCACACCGGGATTAGAATTGGAGCATCTTCCTCGTACGGAGGAACAAGGTTTTACAATAATTTTGCGGGTGGTTCAGGCGGTGGCTCTGTGATATTTTCAGTAGGTAATGGAGATAACCACGTTAGAGTATTAAATAATTTATATGTTACAGGTACTGTAACTGGAAGTAATTTAAGTGGAACTAACACAGGCGACCAGACTAATATATCAGGCAACGCTGCGACAGCTACAAGTGCGGGTACAGTAACTGGGTCTTCTACTATAGGAGGATATCTTACATTAGCTACTGACTGGGGTGTAAGTCCTTACACAGCAGCTTTTAATATTGTTGGTACACATCCGTCAATGGTTTTTAGAGGCAGTAATGGAGATACACATTACTTAATCCATATGGATTCTGCTGGAGATATACAATATTATTTTGGACCAGGATATACAACTAATAACTGGACTCAAAGATATACGTTTACCAAAGGTGGGGACTTTAGTGTTCGTACTGGAAATATTTCAGCATCAGGTACAATTACTGGTTCTAACTTATCAGGCACTAACACAGGAGACCAAACTAATATTAGTGGTAATGCGGCAACTGCAACATATGCAACTACTGCGGGTGCATTAACCTCAATGAACATCTCTCAGTTCACAAATAATAGTGGATATATTACGGGTACTTATGTTGTTGCCAATGGAACCAGTGCTGGTGATATTGATGCCGATTGGGGTCAATCATTTAAAACCTTTGACCCGGTACCGAGCGGTACACCACCATTAGCATCACCAAATATTAGAACAATAAACATTGGTGAGAACTATGCAAGAAGAACACAATTAGCATTTGATTATGCATCGGATGTTGCTTATTTTAGAAGAAGAAATGACAGTGGATGGCAAACTTGGAGAGAGTTTATTCATAGTGGTAATATTGGTTCACAAACTGTAGCAACTGCTGGAAATGCCACAACAGTTGGAGGATTAGCCGTTCACGCTGGTAGAAACAATGAAGTAAACAAAATTGTAAGAACAGATGCCAATGGATATATTCAAGCGGGATGGATTAACACAACTTCTGGAGCATTTTCAAGTGGTATAAATAAAATATATTGTTCTGATGATGACTATATGCGTTATCAAACTCCAGCAAACTTTATATCAAACTTGGGATTAATTACTACTGGTAATATAGGTTCTCAGTCAGTATCAACAGCAACAAATTTATATGGACTTGGTACCATACAATCAACTTCAACGGGAACATCTTATCAAAATAACTATCAAGTAAGAGAAAATTCCGGAGGTAGTGGAAATACAAGTGAGATATATGCACCTCAGTTAGCATTCCATTGGGGAGGTATTGTTGCTTCTAGTATTATGATGGAGTCTAGTGGTAGGATAGCTATTAGAAATAATCCAGGAAGTAGTTATGAGAACTTTATAGCTAATATAGTATACGCTTCCTCCGATATGCGTGCTCCTATCTTCTACGATTCTCAGGACACTACATATTATTTAGACCCCAACAGTAGTGTGTCTGGAATTTTTGCAGGTAGTGTGGGAATCAATAACACATCTCCAGTTAATGCTAATTGGGGTAACGCTAGTAATACAAAACAACTGTCCATTAATGCCACTGATTACGCAGTAATAAATCTTTTGGGGGGCTCTAGAAGATTCTCTATGGGGGTCGGTGATAACATATTTTATATGTGTTATGATAATACAGCTGGTAGACACAATATTACTGTAAGTAGTAGCGGTAGTGTTAGCATACCTGTTGATGTTAGGTCTCCAATTTTCTACGACTCACAGGATACTGCATATTACGGAGACTTTGCAAGCACGTCAAGAATGAATGCTATAGTTTATGATAATTTATATTTTTCAGGAGACCAAACGTATGGTTTTATTGGTAGGAATGTTTATGCTGATACTATTAACGGCAGAGGCTCCGACCCATTAGAATTAAACTATTATGATGGTGGTTCTGTAATCATAGGCACGGGTGCTACAGGAAGTAAGGCATTATATGCTGGTTCATTATTCTCTGGTGGTAGTGCTGTAATAACCGCAGCAAACATCGGCTCTCAGTCGGTAAGTTATGCTGCATCCGCTGGTGGTGTCTCTTGGGCTAATGTATCAAGCAAGCCATCCAGATGGCTTAATACTACAACCTTAATTGATAACAACGAACCAGACACAATAACGGAAAGCGGATTCTGGCAAAGTTATCTTGGCTCTGGGAACCCAACTGGAACTTGGTTTAACTACGTTAATGTAAGGCACTCAAATCCTGGGAATGCACACGGATTCCAATTAGGTATGTCTTACTACGACAATAACTTGTGGTTTAGAAGTTATTCGGGTAACGTAACATATCTGTCTTGGTCTAGGGCACTAGGAACAAACACTGACCCGTATCCATCAAATATGAACCAGTATGTGAGGACCACGGATGACGTTACTCACAACTCTACCACGTCTACGCTGTTCTTAGTAAACGGACACTCAGATAACACTAAAGGATACCGTATTCACAACACTAGCGGTTCATCTGTCAGTGCAATGTTTACCAACTCATCCAACCAGCTAGTAATAGCCGCAGGTGCGGTTGACCAGATAAACCTCAATAAGAAGGTATATGTAAACGGTGTGGCACTCGGTGTTAACGTAGCGCCATCAGCAACCGCTGGACGTATTGACGCCTCCAACGACATCGTGGCATTCTCATCCTCTGACGAACGTCTTAAGGATAACATCACACCCATTGAGAACGCACTTAACAAAGTGAAGTCACTCACCGGAGTAGAGTTTGACTGGAAGCCAGAACATAAGGAAGCACACGGACACGAAGGACGTGATACGGGTATCATAGCACAGCAGGTGTTAGCCGTTATGCCATCTGCCGTTAGGACTAACGATACAGGCTACCTAGCCGTACGCTACGAGAAGCTCATCGGTCTCTTGATTGAGGGTATGAAAGAGCAGCAGACACAGATTGATGAACTTAAAACTAAGCTAGATGGCCTTACAAAGTAGTGGTGCAATAAGCATAGATAACATCAGGACAGAATTAGGTCAAGCACAGGCAAACAGCTCGTTGCGTGCGCTATCGGCATTGGCTAATTTTTCTTCTCCTGATGCTATGAGTGAGTTCTATGGCTTCTCCGCCGCAACTGAATACCAGTTCTATCAAGGAGACGGAGGGGGTTTTGGAAATTTCGCTGAGGCCTGCTCTGATGCATCGAATCCTTTAACTCTATATTCGGCATCTACGTCATTAGCGGTAAATGTGTATCTATACAATGATGCTGCATTAACTAGTCCTTTTGACGGAGGTGGCCTATGGTATAAATATGGAGCATCAGTATATGAAATAAGAAACGGTGGTAAGATAGATGCTGTTCGTGGTTGCTAATCTTTTTGTATATTTGTATAACTAATTAGTAATCAAAATGGCTGTAATCGCAACTGTAGATAAATTCGGGATGACTTTCTCCGAAGCATATCATAAAATCACTCGTCTAACATACGAGTCAACCGACCAGAAAACATACATCTACGCGGCACCTGTGGCCGCTACCGTAGATGCCGACGGTGCACCCGTGCCCACTATGCCTACGCCTCCCATGGAGACTTGGGTAAAGAAGAACTTCTGCCACATCGAGGTGGCTACCTACGCGACTGAAGAGACTCGTGAGAATCACTCTGAGCCTATCTATCGCACGCACCTTAACTTCGAAGCTATCGTTAGCGCCGAAGCCGCCGACATCATCGTTCAGGCATACGAGTACCTAAAGGCTCAGCCAGGATACGAAGATTCGGTAGACTGTTAGTCCTTTCTTTTCTTAATTTTAATTCTATTTTATTATGGCTCAGATTTCTGAAGACCAACTAACTAAGGCACGTGAAGTACGCGCCAAACAACAGCAAATCCAAATGGAGCTTGGGGCTCTGTACGTAAGCGAGAAAGACCTCGCCGCACGTCAGGAAGCTTTAGTCACTGAACTGCGTGCAAGCGGTGAGGAGATTCAAGTTCTTATGAAGGCGCTTTCTGAGGAGCACGGACACGGAAGCCTAAATCTTGATACAGGTGAGTTCACCGTACAGGAGCAAGAAGCTGCACCAGCCCTCGAAAAAGAGTAAAATCACACCATTAAAGTGTAGTATGGCCCCATCAGGGGCCTTCTTTTTTTATTATACTTTTGTATCTATGAAAGAGTGGGTTAAGAAGCTATTAGGTAACGGAGATGAGGTATCGTCTAAGAGGGTCGTAGGACTCCTAGGCGCGTTAGTGCTGTTCGGCACCCTGATAGCTAACAGCTTCTCTCCTAAAGATATAGCCCCAAGTAAAGAGCTTGTAGAGGCCGTTGAATACTTAACTATAGCTATGTTCTTCGGAACAGCAATAGAGAAGTTTGCAAAGAAGTGAGACACATAAAAAATGACTATCAAGATGAGTGCCGAGGATGTTAAGATTACCGCAATAAATGGTGGTACTATGCTGGTATCTTTTACAAACATTGAGGCAACCTTGAAGATTATCCTTCTAGTGGGCTCTATCGTATACACATTCTATAAGATATACGAACTATATCAGAGTCGCAAGGCTAGAAAAAATGGAGGAGAGAGCTAAGAACCTCCTTAAGAAGTACGGACTCTCTGGCGTCAATAAGGCCAAGAAGACTCCAACTCACCCAAAGAAGTCTCATATCGTTCTAGCTAAGGTCGGTGATAAGGTTCGTCTTATCCGATTCGGAGAGCAAGGTGCTAACACTGTAACTGAGAGCAATCCTACTGGTGCTCGTGCTGCAAAGCGTGCTAGCTTTAAGGCCCGCCACGCTAAGAACATCGCTAAAGGAAAGATGAGCGCCGCATACTGGGCGGATAAAACTAAGTGGTGAATTTGCGTATTGATTATACGTATAACTTTGCCTGCAACTAAAATTAATTTATTATGAGTGAGTTTGAAAAAAACATTGAAAACGCTTTAAAGGATATGGGTGTCAATTTTGTTGACGCTCCACCCGACGAAGTCACACCCGAATTACAGCCTCAGTCTACTGATTCTGTATCAACACTAACGGAACCGACACCCGATGAGGTCGGAAGTTCTTTTAATAACTCTGTTCAGCCACAAGCTGTTTCAGAGCCCGCACCCGCTACAGATTCTTCTGAAGATATGAGTGACGAGGAGTTCGAGAGTATGTTTGTTTCACACCTTAGCGAAAGGCTAGGGTTACAGCTTAACTCTTTTGACGACCTATCACTTCACCTCAAAGGAAATGACGTGGCAGCAACCATCGACGAGCGAGTCAAAGTAATCGCTGACTTCGTGGCCGAGACTGGACGCAGCCCACAGGACTGGTTTAATTATCAATCGTTCAACCCATCTGAAATGGATGATTTGTCGGTTGTAAAAACACAGCTCTTGACTGATAACCCAGACTTGTCTTCCGGAGATGTCGACATCCTTATCTCACGCAAGTACAAACTTGATGAAGATTCGTTTGATGAAGACGAAGTGAAGTACTCTCAGCTTCAGCTTAAGATGGACGCAAAAAAAGCTCGTGTAGAGTTAGAGCAGATTCGAGAAAACTTTAAACTACCAACAAAGCAAGATTACAGTGCTGAACCCCTTTTCGATGAGAATTGGATTAACACTATGTCTGCCGAGGTTGATTCCATTGATGGGATTGACTTTGACCTTGGTGGTGATAAGACTTTCACGTTCGGCCTCGATGAGAAATATAAACCAACACTCAAAGAGAAGAACGCGAATCTAGAGCGCTACTTTGACGAGTACGTACGTAACGACGGCTCTTGGGATTTTGAGAAACTGTCACTGCATCGCTCCGTTATTGACAACGTCGACAGCATTGTCCGTTCTGTTTACCAGCAAGGTATTTCAGACGGCCAGCGCAAAGTTGTTGAGAACGCCGCGAACATTCAGTCTAACAATGTTCCTAACGTCGGAAGCGCACAAAACGTACCATCACTTCGTGAACAAGTTTCTAAGTATTTTAATACTGACGATATGATGAGAATTCGTTAACCCTAATCACAACCCCAAAAAACAAAAAAATGGCTATTACTACCGGTACTGGCTTTTACGGAACACCCGCAGTTGATGCGTTCCGCAAAGCAACCCCTGATAAATACGTTTCCCTAGGAGACTTTATCGACGAAATCAACAAACCTGATAACCGCACCCAACTCGTTAAGTCGTTCGGCGCTCAAACTATCACTGGATTCCTGCAAATGACTGGAGCTGTTAAGGCTCAAGGAATTGCTGACGAAGTTCAATGGTGGGAAGAGGCTCGCTTGCACGCCACTCAAGTAGCTGGTACTGCTACTATCGCTTCTGCTGCTGCTGGAGCTGCACAGACCATTACTTTGGCTTCTAGTGCTTCCGTCAACATCCGCTTGAACGATATCCTTATGCTTCCTAATGGAAACCGCGTGTTTGTTGCCGCTATCACCGCCACAGGTGCTACTCCACAAGCTCAAGTTTACAACCTTAAGAATGCTACGCTTCCTACAGCCGCTGCCAACCTTACCCTACCTATCGTTGGTAACCTGTACGCTCAAGGTACAGACCAACCTAGTGAGTACTTGGAGAGCAACGTATTGAAGCGCACCAATCCTTATATGATTATCAAGGAGTCTTACAAAGTGACTGGTTCACAAGCCACCAACCTCGGTTGGGTTGAAGTAGCTCCTGGCGACTTCCGTTGGTTTATGAAAGGCGAGATGGACACGCGTCAGCGTTTCATCGACAAGCGTGAGCTTATGATGCTTTTGGGCCAAAAGGTTACCAATACTGCTGGAATTACTTCCGCTACTATCTCTGGTTCAGAAGGTTACTTCGATGCTATTGAGAATCGCGGTCTTGTTTCAGGTGGTCGTATTACTACGCTTGCCGAACTAGATGCTGTCGTTAAGGAGCTTGACCGTCAAGGTGCAGGTCCTGAATACGCTATGTATGTAGACCGTACTCAGGATTTTGCTATCGATGACCTAGTCGCAGAAGGTCTAGGTTCTTCTTTAACTTCTGGTGTCGCTACTCAGTTCGGCGCGTTTAACAACAGCGCTGATATGGCTATCGCCCTAGGGTTTAAGTCATTGAGCCGTGGAGGTTACACGTTCCACAAGCACTCTTGGAAGCTTCTTAATGACCCTACTATGTTGGGCATTACGAACAGTTCTGTTGAGCTTTCTCCATACGCTGGCGTAATGATTCCTCTTTCGACTGTTGTTGACGCCAAGACTGGCGACCGCAGCCCGTCTTTGGAAATCAACTACAAGGCTTCTAACGGCTACAGCCGTGAGATGGAGCACTGGTTGACCGGTTCTGTACTTGGTTCTTCTAATGCTACAAGTGATTTGGTTCAGTTTAACTACCGTTCTGAAATCGCTCTTGTAACTCGTGCCGCTAACCGTCACGTGGTCATCAAAAAGTCCTAATCCTTAGGATTTTGGGAAAGGGGGGGCTCCGGCCCCCTCTAACTCCCAAACTTATTAACTATCAATTTCATTCAATATGTCAACTCAAAGAAAAGTCCGCACGGACGCATACGGTCCCACTGGACCATTAACCCAATCAGAAGTCGAAAAGTCTTCTCAATCGCTGTCTCACGAAGCTCTTATCAAAAAGCTAGACACAGCATCACGCAAAACAAAAGTTTACTCAGTAGTTAACGCCGGCGGAATCTGGTATAAGATTCGCAGTATTGCCACTACTAAAAACCCTATACGACAGATTCGTTTTTGCCCTAATGAGCCTTCTATCTACGTAGATGAACAATCTCAGTACGCAATCTTAGAGGCTGTGGTGTTTCGCGAAGGAACGCTTATGGCTACGGCTGACCAGCCCAACCTTCAGGACTTTATGGATGCCCACCCTGACAATGTGGCCAACGGAGGCAGCTCTTTCTATGTTATTGATTTGGAGCACGACGCTGAAGATGAGCTCGATATTGAATTCCTTGTCCACGATGCTGTATCTATGGTCCGCGATACGGAGCTAGACGGTCTTTTACCTGTGGCTATGTTCTTAAACATTGACCCAAAGAAACCAAGTGTAGAGATTCGTCGTGAGCTTTTAAGCCACGCTAAGGCCAACCCAAAGGCATTCATTGAGATGTTCGACAATCCTATTGTTAAGGTTAAGGCTATAATCATACAAGCTGTAGACTTCCAGATTCTAAAGATTAACTCTGAGAGTATGCGCTGGCACGACAATAACCAAGTGATTATCACGACTCCAGCTGGTCAAGATACTCTTGATGTGATGGCTCGTTTCTGCCTCACTGACAAAGGTGCTCTTGTATATGCTGAGATTACCAATAGGCTTTCGAAGCTGTAGTACTCATACTATATGCTTATAAGAGGGGTTGCAAGTGCGACCTCTTTTTTTTTGTAGATTTGTAGCAAATTATGCATAAATGGCTGGTGTTTACCAAGTATATACGATACTCAAAAACTTAGCGAATAAAGACGAGCAGGGCTTTGTGACGCCACAAGCTTTTAACACTTTTGCGCCCGTGGCACAACAGAAGCTTGTTAATGACTTGTTCTCTAAGTTCGATACTATCAACGCTGCCGCGAGAAGGAATTCCTATCAGCCACAGGACGTATCTCTTGAGAAGCGTCTTAGAGAAGACCTTTCTTTCTTTCATAAGTCTGCTAAGTTGAGTCGAGTTGCTGCGGCTTTCACTCTGCCTACTGATTTTATGCGTCTTATAAGTGTTCGAACAAACGGAGCGTTCCTGCTTAATCAGTCAACCTCTGAGCCATTGGATGTGCTTCACGAAATCCACAAGCTTGACGACATCTTATCAAATGATATGCTGCGTCCCACCAGTGCCAATCCGCTAGCCGTTATGGAAAACGGAATTACGCTATACCCGAATGCGGTTTCAAATATAGTTATCTACTATTACAAAAAGCCTCAAGGTAAGCTTGCAACGACTGGAGCTAAGAGCGCAGGTAACCCAAGGTTTGGATACACTCTAGTAGGCACTAAGGAGGTATACTCTGCCGCGAACAGCATTGACTTTGAATTACCAGCCCATTACGTTCCAGACTTAGTCGCTGAAATTGCCAAAATGATTGGCGTAAGCATTAGTAGTGCTGACGTGTATAACTACGCAGTACAAGAAGAGAATAAGTAATGGCAAGGAATATAGTAACACTGTCCCAGGTAATATCTAACTTCAAAATATTAAACGAAGCTGATAGTTACTGTGCTGGAACAAGCGACACCGTAATTAGAGCTCTTGCTCTACGCGGAATCCGAGAGATGGGATTCGATATGATGAAGCGAATCCGTTCGCTACGTTTACCAGTAAACACCTCTCTGAGTACAGTAGACCTGCCGGATGATTTTGTTGACCTCACTAAGATTGGATACGTAGGACTTGATGGCCTAGTATATGTGTTCGGTGAGAATAAGAATATTAACTATTCACAATCATACGTTATGCCAATGATTGATTCAGATGGCGATGGCGTGTACGACAGGGAGGATGATAAGGATTTATCTGGTTCGTCTTCAGGCATCCAAAGTGGTCAGGAGTCATTCTTATTTAACAACTATCTGTACGGAAATACGTACGGAGCTCTGTACGGTCTTGGTGGCGGTCAGTATAGCGGTCAGTACCGACTAAACCTTGACCAGAACAGAATTGAAATATTTCCCGCTGGAGGTGCTAACGAGGTTGTCATCGAATACATTGCCGACGAAGCCCGTTCATCTAATCCTAGTGTACACATATACTTAGAGCCAGCTTTAAACTCATACATATACTATAAGATTGTAGAGCGTAAGGCTATCGTCCCGTCTAACGAAAAGGCTAGGGCAAGGCAAGAATACTATAACGAAAAAAGAATTGCTAATTCAAGGATAAAAAGCTTTAGCAAGGAAGAGGCGCTTAAGACTATTCGCAAGAACTTCAAGCAATCTCCTAAGTATTAATAGGTATGCCAGTACAGAAGATAACGCCTAGGAGTCTAAATCTAGATGATGACTTTCTTGTTGTTAAGTCAACCGAGATGGTTGATGCTTTCAATATTGAGATAGCATCTGATGATGACGGAAATGCCAATGTCCTTAAGTCAATTCAAGGCAATACAGCTATATCATTTGCTGGAGGTTCCGCCTTGGCTGCTGGTACAAACACGGTAATAGGCTCCGGTCTAAATACTGAGAAGAACGAGATTGTTTTCGCTATTTGGAACTCTAATAACGACCACAGCATATATCTATACTCAACATCAACAAACGTATGTACGCTTGCTTATCGTGATGCTATACTTGGCTTTACTCAGGGCGCATTTGTAAAGTTTGACTTTATTGTATTGCAGAATGGAAATACCATAGCATACTTCACCGATGGCGTTAGCGAGCCTAAAAAGATTAATATCACTAAGGCTATTGGTGCATCTGGATACCCATACAAAATCGCTGGTGGTTACTCTTACAATGATGACGAGAAGCTCTTAAGTATTGCAACTCTTCGCCAGCCACCTGTTGAGCCGCCAGTTGCATCTTTTGCAAGAGTTGGGAACGATGATGGATTTGTCTATGATGAATACTTTCAGTTCGCATACCAGTATCTTTATGAAGATGGTGAGATATCTGCAATATCTCCGTACACCGAGCTTTCTTTAAACACATACCAACTGCTAGAAGACTACATTGGTTACGACACAAAGACTTACTATAATACGATAAACGTAACAGTTAAGCCCAGTCGCGGTGATGTATCTAAAATAAGATTACTCGCTCGTTCATCTGAGTCTCTTAGCTTTTTTGTTGTTGGTGAAATTTCAAACGACCGGACGGCCGGTAGTGCTGTAGTGGCATTTACCAATTCAAAACTTAGGGCATATGTTGCTGACTCAGAACAGAACAAGATGTATGACAACGTGCCCAAAAAAGCAAACGCTCAAGCCATCACATCTAACCGACTCGTGTATGGAGGATATACAGAGTTCTATGATAACATATCACCTAGTGTATCTATTTCTGAGATAGATTTTGCTGCCGGTACGAACGTACCAATCAGTGTAAACCCAACCACCGGCCAGAGCGTACAATACGCCCCGGCCGTTCCAACCGTTACGTCAAAGTTCAACATTGTAGTTGGAGACACTATGAACTTAATGCAGGACCAGAGTGAGGTATTATTAGACTTTAGTGTATCTGGAGGTGCAAGTATTACTATCGGAAGTTCAGCTGTAGTACAACTCACACCTACTGAGTCAACTTATGATTTACTTCTAGGTAAGGTGGAGTTTGACGTAATTAAACGGTTTACCATACCAGCATATACGAGTCTTACTAGTCCAAGCCCTAGCATATATACCTACTTTATCAATAACATTATCGGGAACTACGAAGTAGCTATCGGTGACGCTGAAGCTGATTTAATAACCTCAGGAGATAATCACGGTTTTAAAGGCACAGCCGTTGTAAATGTTTCTTTTGATGCTGTTAACTATGGTACTACTCAGGTTTCATTTATAGTTAAGATTGTTTCCGTAACGCTAGAAACCTATGAGGGCCGTGATGGAACAACTGGCGAGCCAATCCCAAGAGCTGATTTCATATCGTTTTCCCTAAACACGAATTTGCTCAATACGTCTTACGTTACAACGTGGGGTGGATTTAGGGCTTTTAGGAACTACAACTCTCGCCAATACGCTGTTGCATCTAGCCGGTCTTTTAAGTCAGGCCAACGCCACAAGTTTGGCATTGTATACTATGATTTGTTTAATAGAAGCGGCGCTGTAAATGAAATTGGGGAGAAAGAGGTTTCGTTTATTTCGAATCGCCAGGGTGCCGCAAATGGTCCTGTAGCTCTGCAATTTAAGTTACAGCATACACCACCTAGTTGGGCTAAGAAGTGGCAACTTGTGTACTCACCATTTTCGTCTTACAACTACAGCATACAGCATAGCGTAAGCGAAGCTTTTAGCAATACAACAGATAGCTTCATTTACGTATCTATGAATACGCTTGAGGGCAAGGTATATTCTTATAAAGACTCTAAGGATGCAAAGCTTGATTATTCATTTGTAGAAGGAGATAAGCTTAAGATTGTTAGCTACGATGATGGAGTAGGCCGCACTTTTGTAGAATATGAATTTGATATTCTTGCGTACGAGTACTATGACGCAAATAATACCCCAATCCCAGGTGCCATTAACCCTGACCGAAAAACAGGATGGTTTTTAAAGCTCAGGGATAATGTGGACGCCACTAATTTCGCAAAAAGTTTTGTTGCTGCGAGTTCAGACTCTTGGAATAATAAAGCTGTTGTTGAAATTTACAGACCAGCACGGGATAACGATTCTGTTATATATCGTGAAATCTCAGAGGTTTATGATGTGGTATTCAGTGGCGGCTCTTATAAACACAAAGGAGACCGTGATTTCTCTTATACTTGGACATCGGGGTCATCAAATATTACGGTACTTAATGGCATAGCCACTACCACTTTAGATATTAGGACTGGAGATACTCTAACTATTAGTCATACTGTATTCGGCTCGCCCGAGAGCTTTGAGGTCCGGGTTGGAACCATATCTACATTCGGCTCAGATAAGACATTCTCCGTGACTAATGCTAATGTCGTTGGACAAGTTGGAGTCTCTATACCATCAAACGATAACTACTCGTTAGCAAGTATTACTGGACTATCTAACGCTATTGTTCAGACATCAAATGGTGATGTTTACTACAGGCCACGTAAAATGATATTTATCGTTGGATATCCCGGTAGCGGAAATCTAACGACTACCACTAATGATATATTCGTTGAGGATAACTCTATAAGTGACTTTAAGGTATCAAATGTTTCTGTTTTTGGCAGGCCCAATGCGCCAGTACCAACAGCTTTATCTGTATACAGAAAGGCTAGTATAACATATTCTGAGCCATACGTTATTGATTCGTCTGTATTAACGCTTTCATCGTTTAACCTTAGCTTAGCTAACTTCAACGACTATGCTAGCAAGTATGGAGGCATTAAATACATACACTCAAATGATGATTCAATTTTTGTTCTTCAGGAGAGAAAATCTTCGATTATACCTGTTGGCCGAAACTTAGTTGAATACGCAGACGGAAGTGCTAGCCTTGCCATCAGTAACAACTTCTTAGGAGTACAAAACTTTTACACTGGTGAATACGGAGTAAACGACAATCCAGAGTCTGTTGTTGAACGCGCCGGCCGACTCTATTTCTGCGACATCATTTCTGGTAAGATACTTCGACTTGGTGGAGATGGTATAACTCCAATCAGTGACTACGGTATTGGTTCGTTTGTTGCAAATAAGTTTAACGATATTACTTCTAGCGCCTCAAGTCACAGGGTAATTGGAGCTTACGACCCAGATAAAGATTACTACATCTTTAGCACATCACCCATATCTGGTTCTGGAGTATCGTTGACTATGACTTTTGATGTTAATGGAAATTCTTGGATTAGTAAGCATTCTTGGAATCCTGAGTCAGGTTTACCTCTTGGCGACAACCTTATTACGTTCAAGTCTGGAGTTATGTATAAGCATTCTGATGCTGCGTCTTATGGCGTTGTATACGGAGTGTCTTGTCCTCCGTCTTTATCTGTTATTGCCAACGAGAATCCATCTCAGGTAAAGGTATTTAAGTCTATATCTCAGGAGTCTAACAAGCCATTTGGCTTCACTGTAGATAACAGCAAGCAAACATCTATGACTGTTCCATCTACGGACTTCACTAATGTGGCGACGGCAATATTAGACGAGACTGGCAGCACAATTGGCCTCGGCTTCCAACAGAATCGTGAGGGTATTTATTACGCCGAGATTCCACGTGATACCACTAATACAACTCAAGCTATGGTTGTTATAGGTACGGCAGAATCTGTAGGTGCTGATACCATCACTTTCTCTAGTAATGTATCAAATACTCCTTTTGAGTTTGGAAAGCCTGTAGCTATACTTACTGGCGGAGCATTTGTCAATCAAGGGTATAATGTCACGGATATCGTCAACTATAATACTATACGAGTAAGCGCAGCGCCATCAGGAGCAATCGTTGGCTCGGTAATAGCTGTACGTAGTGAAAATGCTGTAAATGGTGATTCTATGCGTGACCGATACGCTAGGGTAGCTTTCTCTGGTTCAACTGGAGCTTTTGAGTTATATGCGGTAAATGTAAACTATGCAGAGTCTAAACTACACTTTGCTTAAATTTGTAAATTATGAAGAGTATTAAGAAATATCAAGGCGGCGGGACTAACCTGAATCCCGGAGCAAATATTTATCGATTCCAAGGAGGCTCATCTCCTACGTTTAACAGTATGTCTCAAGGAAATCAAGGCTCCGGTGTTGGTAGTAGCTCTATGTATGGAGATGCTAGTTCCGCACAGCGTGCATCATCTATTGCCGCTGGCGTTGGCGGAATCGGAGACATTGGCGTTGGTATATATAATATTGCTAACAGTATACGTGAATCAAAACAATCAAAAGCTGAAATCGAAAGATTACAAAAAACAGCTCCGGTATTGACTACTCCAAGTCAGTTTTATGAAGCCCAAAAGATGGCTTATGACTCAAGGCTTGTTGAGCTCCAGCGTGATGCTGTCGCCCGCAACGTATCTCAGTCATTACAGACAGTAGGTCAGCTTGGTGGACGTGCTGCTTTAGGGGCTGTAAGCGCTCTACAGACTGGTGCAGACCGAGCTATGCAAGACATAGGTCTAGATGTAGCTCAGCAGCGTATGGCAGCGACCTCACAGCTAGGAGCTGCGCGAGAGCGCGAGACAACTATGAAAGAGTCTCGCTACAGAATGGACTTAGGCAATGAGCAAGACCGCTATGCGGCATCGCGGGCGGGCATTGGACAAGGAGTCGGCCAGCTTGTTGGAGGCGCTGCTAATGTAGCGGCTATGTTTGTTAAAGACGGTGGAGTAATAAAGACTCCTGGTAGCTTCTCTCACGCTAAAAACCCAATTGACATCGTTAAAAGCGGCGCCAAGATTGGTGAGATGACTGGCGGAGAGTATATCTTTAACCCTAAGCAAATGGAAAAGATTAAGACATTTGTAGCAACAGACGACAAATCAAAGCTTCATAGCTACGTTAAATCGCTCATTAGAAAATTCAATAGCAAATAATGGCCCAGACAATTTACGCTCCAATTCAAACTGGTAGTTTATCAGAGATTGCAGCAGCTCCCTTTAGAGAGCGCGAACGTCAAGTAATGACCCGTATCGCTAACGCGGAGAAGGCTACAGACCAGACTGGTATTTATGACGTTAGTACTTCTGGATTAGCGCCTAATATGCAGGCTGTAGCTCAACCTTGGATTGAGTCTATTAAAAAGAATATGACGGAAGGTTTTTACGCTAACGATAATCAGCGCGTTAACGAAGCCCGTCGGCAAGCTCAAGAGCTAAAGTCTTTTGTTGAGTCTGGTAAGCTTTCTACCAAATCTGCTAATGAATCTGCTCTATATGGAGAAAAGAATATGTGGAGGGGTCTTAGCGTAGACGAAAAGACCGGCAAACAGCTATACTCTGACTACACTCAGAAACCCTTTAATACGCAATACGATGCTAACGGGTATCCACTTGTGGTTAAGGACGATGGAAGCTTAAGCTCTCCGCTCGGTATATCTAACCTAAGTCCTCAGAATTATTTAATTTTTACCCAGGAGATTGACTGGGGTAAAAACATTGACCCAAAGGCATACGTAAATAACTACAATGACTTTATAGTTAATGCTAAAAGCGAAAAGGATGCTATTGCCATTATTACAAAGCAGTACAATGAGGATAAAAAGCTTGGTCGAGTCAAACCCGATGATATTGGTGTTTCTTATTTGCTAAATAAGGACTACCTCGGAATCCGCCCTGAAGAAATCGGGCAGTCTAAAATTATTGAAGAGAAAGATATTGTTGTTAATGACAAAGAGTTATTCGCCGAAGCTGATAATTATTACTTAAACAATGCTATTAATGCCGGTCTGGTTAACTACCGTTCAGCGCAAGCCGCTGCTGCTAAGCGTGTGACTCCAGCGACTCCGAAAGCTCCTAAGTTTGAGCAACGTACTACTAACCTTGATTTAGGTGATGGTAAGTCATCAAGCGCTACTCAATATACACTCACTGCACCCCTTAAGATTGGAGCTAAGACATTCTATAATTTCTATCAGACTCCAGATGGTATTTGGTACGGGTTCACTGCTACGAATAAGCGCAAGGGCTCACAGACGTTTGTAGAGGAGGAACTTTTAAAGTTAGACTCCAAGCAATCTGACTACGTTGTAGGGCAGCTAGGACTTAAAGGCTCCGGTGAAATTACTAATCGAGCTACACGCGCCGCTGGTCGTATGTAAGGTTTCCTTATATTTGCGGTTGTAAAGCTACAATGATGAATGAAGAACTAGACGGACTAGTATCTCTTGGAATTGAGCGAGGTAGGGATTTTCTCTATATCTCGAACATATTAAAAGAAGAAGGCTATTCTGAAGCTGATATTAAATCAGCAGAACAGTTTTATAATCAAAAAAAAAAATCCCAATCGGACTCTACATCCGCTTCGAAGCCAGCGATGGATTCTGGGGCTTCGGGATTGGGCGGTCCTCGCGTTGGAAAGTCAGGATTGGTTTCTGGCTTTTCAGAAGCATTTAAGGAAGTACAAGGTCAGCAAGTAGCTGTTCAGCAGGCTTCGGTAGTAGCCAACGAAAGAGAGGCACTAGGTGCTATTCAATTTGGCCTTACCGGTAAAGCTCCTCTTTCCTACCAACAGGAGAAACTTCTCGTTGCCGACAAAGAGAAAATTAGTTCTGAGTTTGAAGCTCAAAAGAGTCAATCTGCAAAGATATTCTTAGCTAATAAAGAAGCTGGTAACGACCCATATCAAGACCCGGAGTTTCAGGCTGCTAAGCAGAAAGAGAATGAATTTGTTGAGCGTGGAGCGAATGTAAATCGTCAGCTTCACCCAGAGTTACCTGAGGACGCGTTCGTGGCTTACAACGACCGTGGTGAGGCCAGAGAGACTCCTTTGTCTGAGACTAAGTACTTACAGTCAGCTATTAAAGTTATCCCCGGATTACAGCAAGATATAGACTTTGCTCGCATACAAGAGCGTAAGCAAGCTGAAGACGCAGTAGAAGCTGAAGAATTTCGTAAGTCTTACGAGTTTGGAAATATTCCAGTTATAAGTAAAGCTGCTAATTTAGGAATTGCCGTGGCGTCAGGACTCACGGATATGGTGGCTAATGTCGCTGCATTTATTACAGAGCCCTTTGCTGGGACTACTGATGAGTACGAAGGTATTATACCAGAGGTAGCTCAAAGCATATACGAAAGTGCTAAGTTTACCTCTAGTGCTATGCGACAGCAGCGTGGCGTTAACCTAGAGAACTACGGACTTACAGCTTCACAGCAGGAAAAGGACCCTTTCTCCCTTTGGGCTGAAGGAGATATTGAGGGCGGAAGCAAGTCTTTAGCTGTTATGGTTGCTGACGCTGCTTTGTTTAGCCGCGCAATTGGCGCACTATATGGAGTTGGAGGCACCGCCGCAAGAACACAAGTAGGCCAAGCAGTTTTGTCGACAGGTAAGGAAGGCGCTCAAGGTGTTGTGAATAACCTATCTCGCAACGTAGCAACTAATGTAGCTGATAGTCCTGCTATGTTTGGCGCTATGGCTACACTATCCGCTCAGCAGTCTTGGGACGCTGTTAAAGGCCGTGATGACCTTACTCTTTCTGAGAAGTTGTTTTATCAGTCTGTTGGGATTGCAGCAAATACCCTCACTGAAGCTCTTAACGTAGACGACCTACGGCTTGTAACAAAGGGACTTCCTTCTGCCCAGCGAGAAATAGCTCTTAAATCGTTCCGTGGTACTGTTAAAAGCTACTTTGATGATGTAGCTAAGGTTGGTACGCCAGAGGCATTTGAAGAGACTTTAAACTTCTACGCTGATGCTTTTGCTAAGTATGTGATTGACGGAGAGTTACCAACTATTACTGACCCGTTGTCTAGCATTGCTGTAGGCTTCCTAGCGCCATCACTTAATGTTACGGCCACCTATGCTCCTGCTATGATTGAAACAGCCCTCGCTACCACTCCGTGGAAGATGGCTAAGACCAAGGAGTTTGAACGCAATCGTAAGCTTGCTGACGAACGCGGCCGAATTGTAGAGGCTCTTGCTAATGAGAACCTACCGCAAAACGAAAAGAAAATACTTCAAAAAGCTCTTAACAATATTGAGACAGCTATTGAAGACCAAGAGCGCAAGGACTTTGAGTTCTATTCCGGTATGCAGTATGCTGATGCTAATGAGATTCTAAACATCCACGGACAGATTGGAACAAAAGTACAGCAGTATAAAAAGACACGCTCTAAAGAGCTACGTACTGTTCTTGAGGCTGAGATTCGTGGACTTTATGGACGTAAAGTAGAAATAGAGAATAATTATGATAGTACGCAAAAATCAGGGATATCAAGTTCTGTCTTCCAAGGGCAAGCCACTGAGCAAGCCAAGCCTGAGCAAGGGGCAAGCCAAGAAACGATTGAAGCAAGTGGAGTTCTTCAAGTATCTACAGAAGAAGGCCCAGAAGTAACAGCAGAGCAGGAGACAACACGCCAAGAAGCATCTAAGGGCGCGTCAGAGGAGTTTGCTGTAGGGGCTGTTACTCCGGGTAAAGTAATTACAGAGGGATTAGCCCGTGTAATGAACAACATATTTAATGCGACTAAAGCTATTGTTCGTGGCGGCAAGGTGCAGTTCCACTATAGCCAAGAGTCTATTGCTGATGCTAACGAGGTTACTCGTTCTCAGAAGGCCAAAAACCCAAAGATTTTCTTTGACGGATTTTACGACCGCACTAACAAAGTCTTTCACGTATATATCCCAACTGCTGCCGACAGCGCTAAGGTTGTTAAGCAAGAGGATGGTAAGTACGCTCTTGTAGACCCAAAGTTCGCAGGTCAGGTAATCAAGACATACGACGACCGCACTACAGCATTCCAAGCCAAGCAGAAGTACGACGAGAACTACATTAAGTTCGCCACTAGTAAGGCGCGTCACGAAGCTATCCACCCAGTCATTGATGCTCTTATTCTTGAGGATAAGCCTATCCTTGATGAGAGCGGTAATCAAGTTGTAAATAACGCTGGCGAAAAGCAGTTTATCCCTAATAGCTTCCGTCAGTTCCTGTACGATAACATAGTAAGCCTGTACAGCTCTTCTCCTGACGCTCAGCGCATCTTCGATAACTTCCTGGACCCTTACATACAAAGTGGCGCTACGAGCGCTACAATGCAGCGTGAGGCAATCACGGAGTTCTTAGCTGCTATGGCAGACGAGAAGAAGTTTAAGCAGCTCGACAGAGGATTTGTGCAGAAAGTTAAAGACATCGTCAATGAGTTATTAGTTCGTGCCGGTATACGTGACATCAGCATATCAACGGATGACGATTTGTATACTGTGGCTCGTGCGTTTAAGACCGCTATGGCCCTTGGCGTAGAGGTAAAGGTTCAGAAGGGCGGCTGGAAGAACTATACTCCAGTTGGGGAGGTATTCTCTGTGGGTATGTTAGATGGTCTTAAGGCTTCTAGTCTTACCGACAAACGTCTAAGAAGCATTATTACCGCTGGTAAGTTTGGTATGCTCACCGGGCAGAATCCCCGTGGTACCAAGTTTCCAGAGGAAGTTCGTGAGAAGTTTAACCGAGAAGCAGAAGCTTGGCTTAAATCTCGTGGGTACGAAGCCATTCCTATCCTTGGTAAGTTTGAAGGCATTGCAGAGAACAGTTTCCTAGTCCCTAACCTCACTTCTGACGATGCTCTTTTGTTTTCTCGTGAATTTAACCAAGAGGCTGTTGCACATAACTCTGGATTCATTCACTTCGATGGTTCATTTGAGCCGCGTAGGCCAGACAACAACGTATTCGGGGTAAAGTACGAAGACAAAGACACCGACTACTTCTCAGCCTTGCGAACTAAGGATGGCAAACTAACAGCATTTAAGGTAGACTACAACTGGGATGTGCGTCTTAACTACCGCGCCTTAGAGGATGGCCTTACTAACCAAATTGACTTCTCTATCTCTATCCCAGAAGGTCAGACATACGCTGAGTTCTTCGACTCTATCGGTGACCAGTCAATGCGAGCTCAGGCTACAATGCTTCAACTACTCGCTGAGAAGGTCGGATACAGCAAGCCTATTCTATTCTCTACAAAAGGGACTACTTCTTTTGACGCAACAAAGGATTACACCATCTTTAACGTAGCGGAAGACCGTGAGCTTAACGAGTCTTTCGGTTACTTCGCTAACGCACTATCTACTATTATCTCTAAGGAGAATATGGGGCTTTACCGCTCGCTACTTGATGAGACTAAGAAAAACTTCCCAGAGCTCGTAGAGTCTAAGAAGAAAGAAGTTAAAGAAAAGTTTAATAACTACGATTTTGCCCCCGACCCACAGGCTAGTGCCGAGGCAGCCAGCGGCGACAGTTTTGTCGAGCGTTTAGCCATCAAGGCTGCACTTGACGAGAAAATGGTTGAATTCTTTAAAACCAACGAAACAGACTTCGAGGCTCTTCGCAAGAACTGGGAGACCAACAAGAAACTAATTGGTGAAGCCATCAACGTAGACATCACGGACATCGTCCCGAATATGAAGATTGACGGCGTGATGGAAATACTTGCTAGTCCGACTCGCGATATCTATGCCGCAACTGAAGTTGCTACTCGGCTAAAAAGAACGGCTCTCGGCGGCGGCGAATCCCTAACTGTAGATGAAGCTCGGTTGTCGATTCAGGAACTACAGAATGTTGCCGCAGTCGTTGGTCAGGATGCTGTTGTGGGACTCAATGGATTTGTAGCCAGCAAAGACTTGGTAGATGGCTTAGCTTTAATCTTAGTCGAGGTTGGTAAAACAAAAGACGGCACCTCTACTTTTAAGTTCAGTGAGAGCCCCGACTCTGCCACAAAGGGTGACGAGCTTCGTCAAAGACTAAGGAATATTGATTATGATGAGCTCTACGACTTGGCTCGTGGTTTCTGGATTGGCGCCTCGATGTCAAATCCAGAATTTGTCAGAGAATATCAGAACTCTAATTTTGACGCTGAAATAGAAAAATTAAAAAGCTTTCTTGAAGAAACAGTTAATAATCTTAAAGATGTTGCCGCGAATACCCTTAGGGGGTCCAATATAAGGAAAGCACTGGAGGTGATAGATGAATACAATAGTAGAATATTGACCGAAATAGAAAGTTCTCTCGGTAGGGCGTTTAACCCTTTTTCAAGCTATGAGATTCTATACAATTCATACAACGACATCGCCTATGACGCTAAAGATTTTTTTGAGGCGGAGTTTAACAGACGTATAAACGACCCACGTCGTTTAATGAATATGTCAATCAGGGGCGCAATAATAGAGATTAGCGAACTAGATACGTTTACTATTGAAGATGCGAAGGCTTACATAGCTTCAGAGCTATCAAATTCTGCGAATAATTTTGGTAAAATGAATACATCGGATGCAGTGTACGCAGATATTGATGGTTATTCAGTAGGCGGGGCAATGTATACCTTAAGTCCTGACGCAAATTATTACAGATTGCGGGATTTTATTGGAAACGATAATCTTAGCTCTGTTGTATCTGACTATGGTCCGTTTAGTTACCGCCTAGGTGACGTTATAGGAGAAGCTAATTCTGCTATATCCCGAAGAACCGCCGAAGCTTCAAAGACAACACGATACAAGTTACCAGAGGCGGATGACTTCACCTCCGCTAGAATAGAAGTATTCATTCCTAAGCTTAACGATACATATGTGGTTACTGGTACTTACTATGATGGTGATGTTGGCGTAGCGTTTAGCTCTACAACTACAGGATATGACCTTAAAGACCCAGGGGCGGCTTTATCTGTTATGCCGGAAGTTATCAAGGCTATTAGCCGTATGTTCCCAGAGCGCGACGTTAAATCGATTTCATTCAGCCCTATTGATGCCACCAGTAACAAACGTCAAGGTGGCGAGCTTCGTCGTGGTGTTTACCGTATGTTCGCTCAGCGCCTGTTCGGTAATTACTTCCCAGTAGGGTTAACATCAGATGATGAGAACGTCATTCCAATTCCTTACGCGTTCCGAAGCACTGAAAATACTAAGCCGGTGTACGAGGATATGGCGAACAAGCAAATCAACCGACCTAGGGACATTGACTTCGCTATCTCTAACTTTGAGAACATCCCACAAGAAGTTACTCAGGGTCTAAATGCCATTAGCAATGCTGTTGCGTTCGCTTCACAATCATCATTCGCAAATAAGCTATTGTTCAAGGATGAGCTTCAGAATCGATTTAAGTCTTACGAGAAAGAGCTTAAGAAGAAGTACGGTATCAAATCGTTCAAAGTTGGGGGCAAAAAGAAGTTTGTTGATGCTGGCCTGAAGAACTACTTGGTTGACGCTTACGTATACGAGACACTCGTAGCGATACAGGCATACCCAGATGCTCTAGGATGGTACGACTACAAGACACGTGCTGCTATGGCAATTATGAGCTTGATTCACCCCGAGCTAAATACTGACCCAATGGCGGCTGTCGCATTTAAGATTGCTGTAGCTGTTACGTCGAACGGAAATAAGGTATTTGATAACTTCAAAGAAGCCGACCGTCAGTACGAGTACTTTAAGAAGAATGGTAATTTCGATGGCGAAAAGAGCATTGGAACTCAGAGTGCTGGAATCAAGTCTACTCTTAAGCTTGTAAACAACGTACTTGACCGTATGACGATGGAGGAGTTTAACAGCTTCCTCACGTCTAAGTTTCGTGCTGGCGACTTGAAGTACGTCAGCAAAGGAAAGAGTAAAACATTACTTAGCGGATTTAACGTAAACACCGAGGTATACGGAGCCTCTATCTTCGGTCCTAAGATTGGGAACGGTTTCTTTATGAATCTTAACGGCCAGTTTGACCAGCTCACAATGGACCGATGGTTTATGCGTCAGTACGGTCGTCTTACCGGAACTCTTATTGAGCGTGATGCTAATAAGATTGCAAGCGGTAAAGTTCGTCTTAAGGGTGCGGTTACCGCTCTAAGTTCTAAAGAGAAGTCTATCCTTACTAAGGTTATACCGGGCTTCGCTAAAATGAGCGTAGACGAAAGAGCTACTGCGATTAATAAGGTTTCAATAGTAAAGGAGAAGCGTGATATGCTTTCATCAACCGATGCTTTGAATGAGCTTCGGAAGGCCGGAAACAACCTAGCTAAAAATCTGTCTGGTGAAGTCGAAGCACCGAATGGCGGAACTCAGCGTGACTTTATCATCGACGTCTTCAACGTGGCGCAGAAGGAGCTCAAGGAGAAGTACGGAATTGATATCACGATTGCCGACCTGCAAGCTGTAAACTGGTATCCAGAGAAGGCTTTATATCAGACGTTCCAAGATGGGCGTGACGAAGAAGATGGCTCAGTGGAGACTAGCGACAACGAACAGCCCGACTATGAAAGTGCTGCCGTTAAGTTGGCTCAAGAGCGTGGAGTAACTAATCAACAAATAGAAAATGCAAGAGCAAGAACAAATAGTGGAGAACGTGCTGCTGAATCTAACGGACTCCGAGCTGAACTCATTGGCGGAGACAGTGTCAAAGCTAGTGCCGAAGAAATCCGTCGTAAAATCCTCAGCGTCAAAGCTGGGCAACAAGAGCCTGTAGACTTATCTATAAGCGTTCAACCTCCTAAGTTCGAGATTGAAGGCAAGACGATTCGTGGCTTTGCTGAGCGTATGGCTGATTCTAATATTCAGTTGTACTCAGATATCATTGAGAACCCAGAGAACTATTACACACCACAGACTCTAGAAGAGATTCAGTCTCAGCTTGTGATTATGACTATTCCTGAGCTTCTAGATAAGATGACTACCGATAAGGTTACCGCCCTTAGTGGAAGCATAAAGGTTGATTTGGCTGACGAAGATAACATATCAGTACTTTTAGGTGCTGAGCTTATTAAGAGGTATTCTGCTGAAGGAGATGACGTTAAGCTTCTGGAGATGATTGAGCGTATGTCTAAGATGGGAACTACCGTCGGACGTATGTTACGTCACTTTGGAGAGATTAAAAATGCTACACATATTGGAATCGTACAGACTGTGGTGGCTATGGCTCAACGTGCAGGAAGGCGTCTTACCGACACTCAAATAACGAAGCTAAACACTTTAGCCCAAGAGTTATTTGCTTTGCAGGTAGAGGGTAAAGATATGATGTCAGAAGCCCTTAGGGCTCCGAGGCCTGCGCTTGACAAGGCAATCAAAGAGAAAGAGACGCAGTTGAAAATAGCTACAAAAAGGCTTGATGACTTTATCTCAACAGCAGTACCAAAGAGCGCTCAAGATATATTCGGAGGTCTAATCAAAGGAAACCTTCTTACTCCTGTTTCTCAAGTAGTTAACGTATTTGCCAACCTAGCTAATGTGTTTACACGTCAGTTTTTAGTAAATCCTCCAGCTGTTCTTATTGATGCTGTCCGGGCTTTTGCATCCGGTAAGCCTCGAGAGATTACCCCTAGTGTAGCTGCATTTTTCTTTGGAGTAAAGCGTGCTGCCTTTGTGGGGATACCGGAAGCCGTAGAGTATATTTTTAAAGGAACACGCCCAACTGAGGAGACGTTCCAATATGAATCTCGGCAAGGGTTTCTACCGATTCAAGCTATGATTGCGGCACTAAGCGACACTAAGGTTGCAGATGCTATCAATAAGGCTGCTGGTAAAGAGGTAATTAAATCAGACCAACTTGCCCGTCTTGAAGATGGTAGCATATCATTCTCCGATAGGTTAAAGAAGATTACTGAGGCTACATTCGGAATTGCTCCTGAAGTTATGTTCCGACTACTTACTCTTGGTGACCGGCCATTCGCACGTTTCCAAGAAGGCATTGAGATATATCGTCGCGGTAAAAAGCTTGGCCTGCGTGGCGAAGCGCTTGACAACTTCATAAAGCATCCAGACCCTGCTACTATCAAAGCTGGTAGAGAGGCTGGTCGTGAGATTACTTATCAGGCTGACACATCATTCTCTACTACTGTACAGAAAATACTAAATACAATAGGAAATACTAAGCTCGGTAATTTCTTGGTGACGATTATCGTACCGTACTCAAAGACTCCTTCTAACATTATCTATGACACCCTTAACTACGTAGCTCCCCCGGTAGCTATTTTCCGGGCCGTGAAGGCCGCTAAGGACCGTCGCTTCGACCAGTTTGCCACGTTGCTAGGTAAGTCTTTTGTAGGTTTTACCCTATACGCTTTTGCTGATTTCTTAGTCAAGAACGGCTTAGCTACTGCTGGGGTTGGAGACGACGAGAAGAAAGAAAAGGAGATGTTCTATAGCTTGTTCCCTTATAACAGTATCAACCTAAGTGGATTACGCAGGTATATTAACGGAGAGGGTACTGATTTACGTGATGACGACGTTTTCATAGACTACTCTAAAGCTGGACCTATAGGTGCTATTATTGGAGCACGTGCAGCCTACTGGTCTAACAAGGATGCGAAGCCAGTAACTATTGCCAACGAGGCGGAGAACTACGGTGCTATCGCTACAATGTACTTAAGCGAGACGATAGGAACTACGATGTCTTCGTTTCAATTTATGGCTCAACAATCATTTTTGGCTAATACAAATCAAATCCTAGAGCTGTTGACCACCAAGGGAGACATTGAGCCTGACTACATCCTTAATAGTTTGTTCAAGACAACCAGTGCTGCTATTCTTCCGAATACCTTGACTGCTCTTAACAGGGCTACCCGCACGAAGCTTCCAGACTTGTACGACAAGAACAGCCTATATAATAGTTTGACAAACGTCATTAAAGACCGTACATTCAATACTGATGGCATCCCGGCAAAGTTTAATATCTGGGGTGATGCTGTAGACCAAACGCCAGTAGGTGCAGACCCAGTATTCTATAACTTGTTTGACCCGATTCGATATCAGAAGCGTCAGTACAGGCCCGAGCAACTTGAGGTGTTCCGTCTTTACGAAGACCTAGGGCAAGACACCAAGGTGATACCCACTATACCTCGTGAGCTTATGTCGCGCAAGTTCAAGGATACGGAGACTGAAATTGAGTATACGTTTACAAACGAAGAGGTCAACGCTATGATGGAAAAGCTCGGTAAAGAACGGTCAAAGGCTATGGCTGAGCTCATCAAAGAAGACTGGTATAAGAGCTACAATGACGAAGATAAGGCTTACGAATTGGAGTACCTTTACAAAGATATTTCTAAGAACGGAGAATGGAAGCAAATGCTCTACAACTTTATGGAAACAGCAAAACAAGAAAACAGAATCAAAGAATGAAAATATGGAAATTAAGTTCAATCCTATTAATTACTGGGTTGTTAACAGGTTGCAGCGCCACGTGGCACTTAAATCGAGCAATCAAGAAGGACCCATCTGTATTGAAGCCCACGGTTGTTACGATATGGGATACGATAGTGACCCCAGCGATTTACCTCGTTGATACGGTAAGTATTCCGAGCGGTTTGGACTCTTCTGTTATTGATAACGACACCGTGAGGATTGTCATTACCAAATACCAAGACAAGATTATAGTAAAGACACAAGTCAAGGAGATTCCATATACTGTATCAGTACAGGCGGAGTGCCCTCCACAGCTCGTGCGTCCAGATTCTAAGACGGACAAGGTAAAGAATTATTTACTTTTGTTTTTGGCGGCTGCGCTTGCCGTTATGACGTTTTTATATCGATACAGGTAATGGCTAAAACCAAAGCACAAACAGCATCAACATTCCAAGCAAAGCCTAAAGTAAGCAGGCCCGGCGTACATTCTAAGACCAAGAGCAGCAAGCTCAAAACGTCTAAGCTGTATTCTAAGTCCTATCGTGGGCAGGGCTAGAGAGAAAACTCAATCAAACACTGAGCCTGTACGTTATTGCGATACGAAGCCAGTAGAGTGCTCCTGCTACGGTAAGGTATGCAGTAAGGCTGTTGCCTTGACTAAGTAACCTATAGAGGTATCCTTATCGCCTCCCTTTACGTCTTTGCGGTGATGGTGTTCATCACATATTACTTTTAACCGAGCGGTGGCGATTATGATGCTATACATAACGTCTTCAGATGTATAGTGCCCTTGGGCTATTAGTTGTTTGTTAGCTTGTTTTGTAGCGGCTATCAGACACCAGAACTTTGCTTCTGTAGTAATAATCCCCGAAGGCTTACCTCTTGATTCGTATTCTATGTAGAAGTTGCCGGACCAGTGTGTGCCGAAGTCAAACTTTACTTCGATTGTGTGGTCAGACAACATCTTGCCGAGGGCATTCTCTCCAACTTGACCAAGCTTTAGGTCGTACCGAAAATCGCTATTATAATCCATTACAGCTTATCTACAATCATATATGAGTCTAGGTCCTTGCCCTCAATAAAGAATGTCTTAAAACGCTCTATAGCCAGCTCTACCTTCTGCTCTCCATCAAATAGGAACTGCTCTGACACGGTAAATAATCCTATGTCTAAACTCTTCTTATCTATAGCTATAAAGTAGAAGTCTTTTACTCCAAATATCTGCGTATAGATATAGGCTTGCATATCATACCCGTACTTACGTGCGGAGAATCGAAAGTTAGAACTAAGGTCTGTTGTCGTCTTGATGTCAGCGATAAAACCTTCCTCTAGATTAAGGATGTCAGCCTTAGCCCTAAACGGAATACCAGATAGCATACCCACTCCCGGCTTCTCGAACATCGCCCCCTCTAGGTATTTACTTACTATTTCATTGCGATTAAACGCACCTACAATTCTCATAGCTGAGTCGTACTCTGCTGAGGTAACAACGTCCTTCTTAGACGCCTCCTTAAGCTCTTTAAAAGCCTTTGTAGTCTTTCCCTTGGTACTGGATATATCGAACCTATTTTCGAGCTCGTGAGGCTCTAAAATCATCGTATGAATAAGCTTACCCATAAGGAGAGCTGGAGAATCCTCCTTCTGTCCATACTTAGTTACGTAGTAGTAAGTCTTAGGGGATTCTAAGAGCATCTTACACGCAGAGGATGATAGAGCGTGCTTGCCGAGATGGCCATAGTAGAAGTCGTCATCTACCATTAGACTCAAAAGGTCTGGAGCGTTATACTCCTCGCCGTTGAGTAGTGTTATAATATCTTTCATTTATGTTCAATTGAGGGTGTTTTATTTAATTTTGGGCTGGGCATACTAGCCGTCGCAGCTACCGCATTCTGGGTCCATAGCTTTTGCAGCTAGGTCGCCCCTAAGGACAGACTCAGTACGCATATAGTATAGGGTCTTGATACCCTGCCGCCACGCTTCCATATGTACTTGGTTAATCCATTTTGGAGTGGCCTCAGAAGGGAACGCTAGGTTTAGGCTAACCGACTGGTCAACGTATCGCTGCCGCACACCTGCTTGCCTTATTAGTTCAAGTTGATTAATTTCCTTAAAGGTCTTAAACACATCCTTAATGGGAATGATGTCATCCTTGTGTTCACAATCACTAACTCGTACAAGCTTGCTGTTTAGGTATCCCCAGTCGTCAAGCTTATCAAGGTTCTGCACTGAACCACCATCTAGTAGAATCTGGTCCCAAGAATCTTTATTATTAATACCAATCTTTCTAAGTGCTCTCTCTAGGGTTGGGTTCTTACGTATGAACGTACCCTTGGCAGACTGCTCGGTAAACACGTTTGCGGCCCAAGGCTCAATACCTGCTGATACGTTGCCACTGAGCTTACTATTGGAAACTGTAGGCGCTATAGCACGGAGGTGGGTGTTACGCATACCAGTACCCCTGCACCATAACGGCTCGCCGTAGGTCTTAGCCATATCGCGACTAGCGCGGTCTGACTCATCTTTTATGTGAGAGAAAATCTTACGAGTGTGGAAATGTGTTTGCAGCCCTTCAAACGGAATCCCCTTTTGTTGTAGATAGGTGTGCCATCCGAGTACTCCCAGACCAAGTGCCCGTCCCTTTTCAGCAGAACGAACCGAATTTTCGAAGCCCCGCATATTCTTGGCTTTCTGAATGAACTCTTCAAGCACACCATCTAAAAACAACGTACTATAGTACACAAGTTCTGTATTACACCATTCGTCATACTTGGCTAAGTTCAGTGATGACAAGCAGCATACAAAGCTGTGCGAGTCGTCAGTATGTAGTACAATCTCAGAACAGATGTTAGTCATATATACCTTTAGACCGTTTGTCTTATATGCGTCGGGGTTCTGCTTGTTTACGTTACCTCGGTACATAATGTAAGGCTCTCCAGTAGCCTTGCGCTTTTGTAATAACTTACTCCACCTACGGCGGGCATCGCTATCACCCTCTTCAAGCTTACACATAAACTTATCACCTATGATAGCACACTGATGTAAGTTCAAAGACTGACGATTGACGTCGCCCTTAGGCTCACGAATCTCAATCCAATCATCGAAGTCTGGGTGGTCGATATTTAGATTCACAGAAGCCGCGCCTCTACGTACATTACCTTGTGATGTAGCGAGGATAGTAGAATCATAAATCTTACAGAACGGAACAACGCCATCTGTGGTGCCGTCGCCGTTACCAATGGGAGAACCGGAAGGACGAATCATATTGATTCCAATGCCTACTCCTCCTCCGTGCTTAGCTAACATCATAAGCTCTAGGTTCTTAGCACCGATATCGTGGACGCTGTCTGCAACGTCTATACCGAAGCAGCTAATAGGAAGGCCACGGTCGGAGCCAGTGTTAGCTAGAACCGGTGTAGCCAAGCATAGCCAGTTGTTCCATATATACTCAAAGAACTTAGGGGCAAGCTCGGGTCGCTTCAGTCTGTTCGCTGCCGTTGTTGACACGCGCCAGTACGCGTCCTTAGGGGACTCGTCACCTATTAGGTATCCTTTGCTGATTGTCTTTAGATATACCTCCGTATCACCCCACTCTGGGTAATCAATTCCTGCTTGCCAGTTATTTTTCATCTTGTATTTTTTCTATTTCGTTGACAATGTTGTCGTAAAGTATAGAGTGCTTTTTGCTTGTCTCTATTAAGTTCTGCAATGAACGCAGGGCTAGCGATACACTTGCGTGGCCCTTCTTATTGAACGCCTTCGCAAGACTCACGTGAGTGATATTTGTGTAGTTGTATAGAATCTTATAGGCGATGTGGCGTGCTGCCACTACTTCACCCCTACGAGATACAGAAAAGAGAGAGGGCCTATTGACCCCCGTCTCCATACAGATAGTATCTATGATACGCTCTTGAAATTTATTTAGTCCCATATTGATTCGAAGTCTTCTCCTTCGCTTGCTTTTGAGTAATCTGTTGACCGCATAGCGAAGAAATCTGTATGCGTAACGCCTCCGGTAAGGTGATAAAACCAGTCAAGTTCTCCTGCTGAGTCCTTATCATACTCAAAGATAGCGCTATAGCCGAGCTCCTGCAACTTCTCATTAGCTCTTTTTTTGATGAACTCCTTTAAGTCTTTGGCTTTCAGGTTCTCAAGGTCTCCCATCTCAAACATCTTATCGATAAAGTTTACCTCCATCTGCACGGCAAGGCGAGAGGCTTCTTCTACCTCCGCACGAACAGCATCTCGAACCTCAGGATACTCCTCACATAGTTGATTAAACAATGTGATTCCCATCGTACTATGCAGGCTCTCGTCACGGACACTCCACTTCATCTGTTGACCGATACCCTTTAATAGGTTTCGCATCTGGAATGAGTATAGAACAGCGAACGAAGAGTATAAAGCTACTCCTTCCGCTAATGCTGAGAACACGGCAATCGAGCGAGCCACATCTTGACGAGCTTGAGGGCTGACCTTAAGGGTGCTGTGGTTGTACTCAGCCTTTGTGTTGACAAGATTCTCAAAGCGTGCAGCAGTGGCAGGCTCGTGGAGAAAAGCTTTGAAGTCATCGAGGCCAAGGGTCTCATTTAAGTAGCTGTATGCAGCCGCGTGGATTGTCTCCTGCGAACCGAATGCCATAGCCATCTGCTTAATCTCGTGCTTAGGAAACCACTTGGTAACCATACCGGTCCAGTAGTCGGCAACAGCTGTCTCTGTCTGTGCGAAGCCTAGAAGTATGTTACCGACAAGGTTACGCTCAGCATCCGTAAGATTCTCACGAAAGTCTTTTACGTCGTTCTGCATCGGGATTTCAGTATGCAGCCAGAAGGCCTGCATCTGGAGCATCCAACCTTTAGTAAAGTATATTGGATATTCAAAGGGTTTGTACTCTATACGTTCATCGAAGATTCCCATTGTTTTGGATTATATGTTAGACAAAAAAGGTCACCAAAGTGACCGAAGAAAAGGGGTTGCGAATGTAAGCTTTAATAGCTTTGTAAGCTAATTGTTTCTCACTTGGCTAAACTTAATAGTATCAGGCAGATGGCCAAAAACATATTGTGTTACAGAGCACAACCACATACGAGAACCGCTCTTTTCATATATAACTCCGTCGTGCTCCCATAAGTAATACCACGCTCCTCCATCGTCCGTGTCTTCGTCTTTGACTAAGAGTCCGTCGTGCTTGTGTGCACAAGTGTTGGGGCATACCAACAAGGAGCATTTGTCCCCGCTGTCTGACAGGAAGTCTAGGAAGTCATCAGCACCCTCTACCATTTGTAGTGATGCTTTTTCTCCTTCCCAGTCCGGTAGGTCTACATACCAGTTACCGTTACTCTCCTTCGTGAATGATAGTGGCAATGCCTCTGTTGAGGCTTTCAATTCTGATTTCATTTACTTTTTTTATATTTCTTGATTCAACATATGTTTTTGCTAAGTTTGCTGCTAACTCCTTAGCTTTCTTTTTAGTCATCGTATCGATAGCCTCCTTCCATTCCTCAGGTGTTGAGCATAGGATACCATTGTATCCATTGACTATATAGTCCTTGTATGGGGAGACATTTGAAGCAATGACAGCTGTGCCAGTGAACGCCGCTTCTACGAGCTTAAGGTCCGACTTGCATTCATTGAAGATATTCTTCTTTAGTGGAACCAGTAGAACGTCAAGGTTCTTATACACTTCTGCGTAATCAAAGATGTTAGTCCAAGGTACAGGGTGCGAAGCCTTTAGCTTATTGACGTATTTCTCTACGTTGGTACAATAAAGAGTCTTACCTTCAAATGTATATCCGATTTCATCGACGTCATCGTTATGAGAACCGGCACCAGTATATCCAAATCTTAACTCTTTGGATTTTACTTTCTTATGACTCCATTGCTTAGCGTCTGGGTCAACGGCATTAGGAACTATAACAACATCAGCCTTTGGTGCTAGGCGCTTTACATACTTCGCTAGGATTTCTGAAGGAGTCCATACGACATCCGCTATCTGTAATGTTTTCTTAATCATATTTCCTACTTCTTTTTTCCATAAATTGTAATTAAAGTTATCTTTGTTTAGAACCCAGTAGTCATCTACGTCTACAATGATGCGAATATTGTTAGCGCGTTTCATAATATGACGAAAGTGTTTATGGTTCCTAGCGTTTACAACCCTAGGGATTACTACGTTACTGACTAAAGTCAAGTCCATATCTACCATCTCCTTAAGTTCTTTGACGAGATGTATTTTATCGTAGCCGGAGTTCATAAGGTTTTGAGCCGGCACCATAATACGGTGGTAGTTAATACCGTTTATGTCATCCAATAAGATAATAGTATACATTACATTCCCTCGGAGTGCTGTCGAATAGCAGAACGAATTAATTCAACCTCTAGCCTGACTTTCTTTATGTAATTGTCAACTAATATCTTGACAGCATCTTGGTCCTCGAGTGGTTCTCCGTTCTTGTCGTGCAGAGACTCATATAGTTCTGTTGTAGTCTGAGCAACAAAGTTTGTCGCCACAAAATACATCCGTGAGAGTTCACTTACTTGCATCGGAGATTATTTTAATAGTTTCGTCTACTTGGTTTTTGTTCTTCGGGATGAAGAAATGCCAATCATACATACCATTCTCTTTGCAATGCTTTAAAAACATTTTCCAACGCAGAGGAAAGTCTGCCGACATAACGTATCCTTTAGTCTCTATAACAAATTTATGCTCGTAGCTCACGAAGTCTGGAGTATATATTATTTGGAGGATTGTTTTGTTAGAACTTTCCACAAGGTCTCCCTTTTTCGGAACAGACTTGTAATAAAACTCTGGACCTTTAAAAGAATCCTGGAGAATATACTTGTGCTTTTCGTACTCGAAGTGAGTACCGCTTTCTTTGAGGGCTTGGGCGCAGTACGCTTCGAGGCCCGACTTGTATTGGCCCGTTGTCTTGGCTCTTGTTTTGTTTTTTGCATTTTTCTTTCTTTTAAACACTTAGCAAAAGTAAACTAATATATTTTAGTAATCAAAATATTTTAGATAAATCGGTAGAAGTTTCTAACGGAATTTGTTGAGGCCTTTGCTCAAACAAAGGCACGAACAAGCGTGACGAAGAGCCCTGCAAACATCCAAAGGAAGTGTAGTGCTTGTTCATCTCAAAGGTAAGAGGCGAGAAAAGAGGAGTCGGCATACCACCAGACTCTACCTCGCGCACTTTGCGTACGTGAAAGTCAATAGTACGGCGTGTAGGCTCATCTTCGTGCTGGATTTTTCTGTGGACAGTAACGAACCCATCGGCACGGTTAACGAACTTCGAGCCACCCTCAGTGTCTGCGGCCATAGGAGCAACGGGATGTCCGTCGTCTCCAATTCGGCGTTGAGACTCTGTAACTGCGTGGGTGTTAAGCCATACAGCTATACTTTTAGCATTCGCGAACGTAAGTAATTCTGATGCTGCCTCGTAGTGATACTCGTGCACACCTATAGATGCTCCATTGGCCAAGTCAATCTTTAAGCTGTTGTAAGGGTCTACAAATAAACCATCAACCTGCTGGCCCCTTATAAGCTTCTCGGTAAATATCATAAGGTCGTAGTACGAGTATACCTGCCGGTTAGATATTACTATGAAGTGCTCTTGTATCCACTCAAAAGCTAGCTTACGCTGCGCGTAGTTCATATACTTTAGCGGCATACCCGTCACGAACTGCATAAGCTTGTACTTAATGGATGCTGTTCGGTTCTCTGAGGAGTATACAACCCACTTCCATCCGTGCCTCATAGAGGCGGTCACCATCAGGTATAATATAAATGTAGTCTTACCTACGTTGCTGTGTCCATTAACAATAAAGAACTCACGCTTAAACCTAAAGAACTTATCAAAGTATTCGTTACCGGTATCAAGACCAACCTCCACTTTCCCTTCGGCGAGGTCGTTAATCCAACGAAAGTCTTCGTCGTCCGAGGATACGAATGACATATCTCCGTCGTTAATAAGCATCTCACGTTGAGCCTTGTCCTCTTGCTCTACGATTTCACGTATAGGGAGTTTCTTTCCTTTCTCAATGCCGTCTACTATAGTCTTTCTAGCTAAGTCTTCCGACTCTATCTCGCGCTTTGATATCTCACGTAGAAGCACACGAACAACTTCATCCTCTTCCATCCTTCCGGCGGCTACATATCCGCCACATAAGACGCTTGCCTTGAGTAGAGTAGCGTGCTTCTCTCCATCTGAGGCGTTCCGAATCATCCGCGCTGCGATGTTTAGCTTATGGTAATCTGTGTAGCTGTCAACAGACTTACTCTCTTGGTGTACGGATGCTTGCTCGGTAAGTATATGACCGAAGGGCTTAGCAAACTCTTTGATTACAATCTCTGGGTCGTAAGACTCAAAACAAGCCCTAGATTCGTTTACTCCACTAGGGTCAATGTCAATACCATATTGTTTATCAAAGTACGTTTGTAGGGCACGGAAATGGTCTCTGTGTCGCTCTGGGTTGGTTACCTGCACAAGGGCCTTGAGTCCATCTCCGGATGGAGACACCCAACAAGCAAAGACATACTCGTCCGTAGATAGTATTGGCTTTAGTTTTGGTACGTCTACGTGGTCTAGGTCAATGACTATGATACCACTATGGTCGTGAAGCGATGAGTCCTTACGCTCAAGGAATGCGCCGCTCCATAGAACTATAGGGAGTGTTTTCTTTTGGTCCTTATCGCCGGCCCTCAGTAAATCAATCGTATCGCTGCTCTTGCCAGTCTTGATACGTTGAAGTGCTGCTTCCGCTGATATATGGTGTGGATGATTGGTTTGAAGGATATCCTTGAATATCGTCACTGTGTTTTGTAGTACGCTCATTTTCAATTGCTATTTTAAGTAAGATTAAGTAACCTATTAGGTCTTGGACTGTGTCCTCAGTTGAATCATTGATTCCCTTGTTCTTGATTCTCATTAGCTTATCATCAATTCGACAAGCTATGTTATCAACCGCAGAGCCACTCGCAAATATATTCGATGGCTTTAGTGCGCTGTCTCCGTACGCATTGTTTTTTTCTAGTAGTAGGTCACGGACAGAGTTTGCTACCTCTACTATTTGTTCAGCTGTTGTTTTCATTTTTACCAATTAAAATCATCTACCCATATTGGAGTACGCTCTCCGACATAGGCTGCAAAAGTATTATATTCTGCAAACTCAGAAGCCTCCTCGAAGTCTCCATCCATATCTTCCGCTAGTATGTCAACAACTTTCGAACGTGAATATACCACTCGAAAAGAGTCTGGTTCAAAGCCAATGATGGCATCATCAAGTCCGTCGGCAAACAAAATCCCTTCGTCGTCGTGACCCGAATATAGTTCTATAATTAATTCTCTTTTACTCATAAATTTGCGATTCACCCACTTGTTTTTTAGTGAGTATTTTGGTTATCAATATTCTGCGTTCTCCTTTATAGTTCGACCCATAGATTTCGTCATTGAGTCTGTCTATTGTCTTGGGGTCTCTAGTCATTATATCTGTAGCTGACTCGCATTTTGACACAGCCCAGGTTTTTTTGATTAGCGTTTGCTTTGTCTTTCGATAAGATACTTCTATGTCGTAAAGATATATTGGGTAAGCCATTTGCGTTACTGTTGAATGCAGTAGCATTCGCTATTGCCTTCGTTAATCTGCTGGGTTGTACGTAGGCATACCGGGCAGGTATCTGTGGTTTCTGTTTCCATTGTTTTTATTTATTGATTGGGCGATAGCCTATGTTATAAAGGGTATCGGTATCTGCGGCTAGGAGTGCCTCGACTCCGCGTTTGATTGCGTTGTAAGCGACTTCAATGTCATTGTCGGTCTTCATATTCTTATATAGTACATCAAGTTGTGACTCGAGGTCTTTTATGAGATTGTTGACTGCTCGTTTGATATTGTGACGATACAGCGGTGTGGCCTGCAATTCATCAAGCAGTTCGAGTTGAACTTGCATAATGATTAGCAGCTTCACGAGTTTTAGTTCTATGCTTAATTCGCTCATTTCTATTTTCTTTTTTGTACATTTAACATTAAATTAACATTCTATGAAGAAACTTTTATTGGTTTTAGCAGCATTAATTGCTACATCTTGCGCCTCAGTAACTCCAAACAGCTTTAGTACTTTGACGAGCTGTGGCGTGGGTGGGTGTACAAATCTGACAATACATCATCACGTTTTTTTTGAGTAGACTTTTTGTCTTTCCCTAATAAGCGAGGCATATTTATTACAATCCATCGGCAGAAGTCTTTGGAATCTAGCTCGTTTAGTTTGTCTTCGACTTCTTCAATTGCTGTCTTATTCATTTTATTTGTCAACTTATTGGTTTATATTTTGGTTAGCGGTGTCAACCTATTGGTTTAATAACTAGATGATTTTTATACTGTAGGTATAAGTTTGGGCGGCTATAATCATCATTAACAACGATAGAGCTTTATAATGCAAGATAAAGGGTTCATCTATATTCTGCCAAATCGGGGTTATCAAGGGTACATTTGGCAAATTATAGACAACAGCTCGGATGATTTCCGAATTAGTTCGTGACAAAAAACATAGCAGATTTGTTACGAAGGTTCGTTCCAATCACTATACTTAAGCCCCCACTGTAGGTTAATCCACTGCATTTCTTTCTCGGCTAAGGTTTTGTTTAGCTTGAGATTCTTACGCAGGTAGTCCGTGCCCCAGGCCTTCCACTGGTCACCCTGATTCACAGTCATAGTCCACTCGGTCCACCAGTTGTCGGTTCTACCCTTGATGTCTTCGTAGGTAACATTATGTCCGGCAATAACAAACATCTGATTAAGTAAATCAATCACCGCTTGCTCACGCTTTTGGTCTCGGGTTAGTCTTTTTTTAGTTTCCATAGTTCGTATGTGCTGTTTAACGTGTTGAATTTAATATAATCCTCTCGCTCCTCCAAAATTTCTGTAACAGGGCTAGTTTGCCAAGTAAAAAACTGGTTAAATGGAGACATAATTAGTGAATAACCAATTGCTGGTTTATCGTGACGGGCTTTAAACTTATTTTCTCCATTCCATTCAACCCACATCACTTCCTTAGATTGGTTGGTTAGTCCGTCTCGTTCACGAACTAATTTCCAATTGAATTCGTTTTCAATTACATTTTGTTCAAGAGCAACTTTCAAGACATTATCTTCTAATGTCATTGGAATTTTAGTTTGTTTTAACTTGCTCATTTCTCGTTGGTGTTAAGGGTTAAGCAATAGCCAAACGCCAAACCACAGGTGCAATATAATTGACCCAATAGCGCCAAACATTTTTGGTAACTCTTTTTGTTTTGACGCTGTTACGCCTGCGCCTACTGCTCCGAGAAGGAGGTAGATTGCGATAATTGTTTTCATTTCTCTTTGGTTTTAAATCGTAAACTGTAGTATTCTTCTGCGATGCCGCTATTAGGGTCGAGGTGCTGCATTTCCATACCTGTGTGGAATGACTCTATGATTTCAGCCATCTCTTTCTCAAGCATTGATTCTGCCTCATCAATTACATTAGACAATGCTTTTTGATAACCAGTCTGCCACTCATTTGATGCGGTCATTTGTTCTGCCTTAAGACTTTGAATAAGTTCTTGCATTGGTGTCTTCTTCATAAGCAAATTTATTTGCGGTGAGGAGCCTTGCGACTCATTTCTCGTTGGTTTTAAGCATTTCGTTTAGTTCAAGCATCAACTCAAATGTGTCAATGAGTTCATCAGTTGGTTCATCCTCCCGATGTATTAAACTTTGAGGCATTCCTATTTCTATAATTTCAAGTATCCTTTTCATTTATCGTTGGTGTTAAAGGTTTTCAATTTCAAAATATTCATAATATTCCTTAACCTCTTTTTTGGTTAATGCCTTTACCCAATCTTTACTTGCGTACAACGGCATTGATTTTCTCCCGTGAGGTTCTACTACAATTTCATCTATGTCGCATTGTGATTGCAATTCTACATCAGATATTGATGCAAGAACCCATACCAATGTTTGATTTTTAATTTCGTCAGTTATTTTCATTTCTCGTTGGTTTTGTATTCTTTATCAAAAGAATCTGCAATCTCACGGGTGGTCAAATCTCCGTACTTGAAAGCGAAGTCAATCATCTGCTCCTTCTCAATTCTTTTTGCTTCTCTAATATCAAGTGGTGTGATTGTACCTTGCATCTCCCACATATTAACAAGCCACTCTACTGCTGTTTTTTTCATCTCTCTAAAATTTAATTGGTTTTGTTTGCCCTCATTTAACCGCATCAGGCTTCTCGGTTTATTTCTCTTTGGTGTTAGTCTTCCACTGGTATTCGCACTTGCCGTCCTTAATAGGTGAGTTCATAAAGTAGGATTGATACATATCTTCGGAGGCAGTGAATCGGTAGCAGGTCATCTTGAGGTCGCAATTTGCGCCACTACATTTAGTTATGTCGGTCATTTTTATTTAATTTAAAAGAAAAAGACTCCGTTAATCAGGGCGGTAGCTTGCCGCTTACTGAATCCTAATGCGCCATAAGCGGGCGGAGTTCTCATTTCTCTTTGGTGTTAAATTCATTTTCAGTATAGAAGTCCGTGCCTTCGTTGTCTTCTGGTTCGATGCCATTCTTAATCATATCAACGATTAACAACAGCTCGGTCATTGTCAGTTCTATTTTCATTCTTCTTCGTCGTTATATTCTGGGTAGTGTTCACCGGTGTTGCCATTCTGCATAATCACAATCATACGTTCGTCAAGTCTCTCCTGCTCTAGCAGGTCTTCTTGCTTTACCCTAGCGATGCAGCAGGGCTTACGGAGTTCATTATAAGCAATCTCGGTTTTCCAAGGTGGGCAGTTGCATTGGTTGTCGACGCTATCTTGGCTATCACCTGGGTCATCCCAGAAAACAAACTTCATATCTGAGCCGGGGCCTTTATTAGTCATAATCGATTCTATTTTTATAAATGATGTCTTCAACAATAGTCTTAGCGTCTATGGTTCCGAGCCTTATTGCATCGGCGTGGTCTTTTGCACGTATAACGACAAAATTATCGTTAGCCTTGCCTAGAACCAACAACGACAAAAAGTTTGGCATTATCGAATTCATAAACGGGTCAAAGTTAAGCATACTGCCATCGCTTGTAGCAACCGCAATACCCATAACATATTCTTTATCGCCTTTCTTAAAAACAAAAATGGGGGACTTATCCGATAACGGAATCATCCCCCACTCAAGGCATAGCAGTCTCGAAATCGAGAGTTGCATTAGAACGGCATATCGTCGTTGCTGCTTTGCTTAATGCTTACAGCACCTTTAGATGATGGGTCCCAAACACTCATAATTGTGTATGGCTTTTTGCTCTCTTTCGCTACGCCGGAACGTACCGTTAGAAATGCACGACCCTTCTCGGTCATATTCCTTTGAAGGGTTTCGATATCTTGCTTTGAGAGCGAGAATCGCAGGTTAAGAGTGGGCGACTCAACGTAGCCGACCATCTCGTCTTTCTTATCTTGCATAAGACTTGGGGTTTTGGTTAATTAAAAAGAAAATTTTTGTACGATACGTAAGTATCTCGGTACACATTGTCAGACTCGATGAGTTGGTCGTGGCGGTCAAGGTAATAAATGATTAGCGGATGCTTTAGACCAGTAATCTCAGAAATTGTAGCGTTGGTAATACCTTGGTTACGAATTAAGAAGTTAACGAGCATAATGCGAGCCGTTACGACGCGCCTACGGGCGGACTTAGACATCGAGTCGACACCAAAGTATTTATTGCTTCCAGAGATGAAGCCTTCAATTTGTTCTGGAATCGACTGAACTATCATTTTACGAACTTCTCTAGAGCCAAGACTTGCTTCTCAGAGAATTTATCTCCGTACTTAGTGACGACTTGACTATAGGCTTCGCGCTTATTACTAGCAGCCTTGATGTAGTTGACAGACTTTTCGAACAGAGTCTCCTCCTTCTCGGGCTCAGATGCCTCTGTAACTTGCTGCGGGGCTTCTTGCTTAGCAATCGCTGTCTCTACCTCGTCGGCAGTAGCGATTGAAGTGTCGATGCCTATACCTAGCATACCTAGGGCCCGCCCAACGGCAGAGGTTTCGCAGTTCTCGATATACGATGTTCTGTTGATGTTTGAAGATGACTTCTCCTCGTGAGCAAAGCCCGTACTGACTATCCTGCCAGCCTCATCACGTACCACGGCACGGATAATTACTGACTCGCTATCAACGGCGTATATCTCGGTCTCAAGACTCATACTCTTGAACTCGGGAAGAGCACGAAACGCTTTGACACGCTCGTTAACCTCAACGTATTGCTTGCCCTTGATGTTGGTTGTTTTGAATTTATGTTGTGACATATTGATTTAATTTGAATACAAATATAAGAAAGGTTGAAGCATTACACAATAGCGGAACGCTTTTTTTGTCGCTCTAGAAAGTCGACCCACATACGTGCAGCAACTGCGCGACGTTGTAGTAGGAATGGATATTTGGTTTTTAGTCTCGCCATAGCGATACGCATAAATTGGTCTCTCATTGATTTTTAATTATAGTAGTTGATACCTGTCCATAAGACCCATAGAGGCTGTCCCTAGTAGCATCAGCAGAAAAGAATTGATTAAGTTGCCGTCTAGCATAGAAGCCACACTAAGCAGAAAAAAGATTGTTATGAGTGTGAATCCAATCTTCTTGAATGTGGCCTTACTCATAATTTTATATTGAATGATAGTTCTATGTTTCCATCTTGATACCTACCGACGAGTTTGAAGTCATCGGTTTCTGGCAACTGCTTGTCAAAGCCGTCGTAAGTTATAGCGTAGTTCTCCTTGTAGAAGTACTCCACCTCAGCATCGACAATGCCGTCTTCGTCAATAGATATAAACACGATGTACGTGATGTCTCCGTCTTCGTGTAGCATCGAATGCCAATTACCTTTTGGGGATATTGACACCTTGTGTTTCTTGCCGTTGTGTTCAAAGCATACTAAGAACTCAGCGGCCAAGAATGTTTCTTCGGGGATAATCATAGTCATAGGGTTTCTTGTAAAAATAAGAAAAAGAGCGGGGTTTCCCCCGCCCATTTATGCCATATCAGCAAGCAGTTCGTAGACGCGTTGGTCGGTCTTCTGAAGCGAGCCTGCCATCTTAGAGGAGTCTCGGCTATCATTACGGCCGGCCTTGTGGCTAGTGTAGTGAGTCACACCCGAGAACAAGCCCCATAAGTTGTCACCTTTGTACGACATCTCACGAGTGATAGACGTTACTAGGTCACGTGCTTGGTTGAGTCGGCGAGTAGAGTACTCGTCATTAGCGACGCTCCTAGTCTTCAAGATATCGACACCGACAACAGCATCTACAACTTTCTGAATCTGACGCTCGTTGGTACGCACGTCTACCATCTTGCGGAACATATCGTATAGGGTAGCATCAGCCTCCCTAATGCCCTTGATGGCACGTAGTGAGTCCTCAACGGCCTTTCGCATATTCGCGGTATGTCGTACGCTATCCTTTAGGCTACGTGATGCAGCGTTAAAAGTGTTAGAGCACGAGATGGTAACGCTAGAGGCGCCCCATCTTAGCGCAGTCGTTCCGTCGTGGCTGTTGATTGCCGTGGCGTAACGCTTTACAAGGTCACCACCTACTCTTTCATCCTCCATAGGGACTTGTAGGTATACCTTGCCACCTCCGTTGAATAAGCCTCCGCGTACTACGTCTACACCGAGTACTTGCCCTACCTCTTGGACGAGGTCGCTGAGTTCGTTGTTCTGAAATACTTCGTACTGCTGAGTGGCGGTGGTGAATACTTTCTCCGTGTCTTTGCGAACGATGCCGAAGAAACCCGACTCAGTACCCGACGGCAGGAGAAGAGGTTGCTTTTCTACATCCCAATTGAGGCCGAAGCGGTCAAGGATGTCAGCGGTGTTTTTAGCAGATACGAATGAGTTGTGTGTGTCAACGAGTTGACCGAATTGATTGATTTCCATTTTATTTGAGTTTTTAAATTAATTATTTTGATAGTCTTTCTTTAGCATTATTAAACATCTCCTCCATATTACGGAGAGACGCGGTGTCGGGAGTATTCTCCCAATCGCGAAGCATTATCTGCTTCACGTCTTCGAATGTGCAGTCTTTCTTCATCGTCATAACGAGTGTCTCTAGTTGTACTTGAAACTCGTCTAGGTTATTGAAGAAGAAGTACTCATAGAACTGAAGGCAAAAGTCGAAGTCTTTTCCGTTCTCGTAGTACGTATGCCCAGCAAAACACACACCTATCTCGTCATACTCAAGGCGTATGGAGACGGAGTGCTTACTTGATATCTCTTTGAGCATATCGTGTGGTGGTACCCAAGCACTAGGCCCGCTTACCATAAGGATGATGTCATCCCTCTCGATAGAATCTATCTTCCATCTAGGAGGCTCCGTCTCAAGACCCGTATCTCTACGTTCCTTGTGCGCTTTGAATATCTCAGAGACGGCATCTAGTTCTGAATCTTGGCCGTGTATGACTAAGAAGTTATTACATAGGTTTGGCATTATCGATTTGTTTTTGCAGTTCTTTGATTTTATCTTGAAGTTCTTTGTTGTAATCCTCAAGGGCTTTGATTCGATGCATTAAATACATTGTTTGTGAGTCTACCATTTGTTTATTTGTTTTTAAAGTAAAGTGAAAATAAGGAGCCGTGCCTCCTTATCTCACCAAACAAAATATCGTTACACGGACGATTGTACATTAGGACAATGCTGTTTTTAGTTGCTCTCGAGTCATATCTGCCTCGTCTGCTAGCCAATTTAGGAACGTGTCAACTTGATTGACACGCACTACGATATCAGTAGCGGTAGAGAACACGTTGCTAGTCTGAGCGAATATGAACCATACGGGTACGGGAGGAATCAGTTTGCCATCCGCGATGTTCTCGAAGAACTCGTTGAAGTCCCACTTCCACTTTACGTCATCCCACGAGCCTGTAGACCACCCATTGGCGATACACTCGTATCCATCAGCAAGTTCTACGTTTACATACCCACGCCAAGCGCTAGTAGACTTCCACTCTGCACTCTTGATGCATTGCGGTGGGCCGTCAACTTCCTCGCAGTCTTCATAGTCTCGGGTCTTGTCTAGGCTATAAGCGTAGTCGGTTCTGACTAACTGCTCATCAAGATTGTACTCGTACACCTTAACGGATGACTCCCAATGAGAGTAGTAGCAGTCCTCGCATAGCACGTTGTCTTCCTTGTCATAGTTGGAATAGTCGTTCTCTGAAATCTCGTAGTCGCAGTTACTGCATTTATTGGTTTCCATCTTCTGATTCTTTTATGGTGATAAACGCAGACTTGAGGTCTTCGCCTAGATTAATTATTTGACGTTCTATGATTGTGAAATCAATAAGTTTGTTTAGCGTTGAGTCATCATTCGCCTCCTTAAACTTTACTGCACTCCGCAAAAAGACAGCATAAGATGCTAGCAAAGAGCGCATACTTGTATCTTCGATGCTATCTGCAAATTTAGCAAGCATTTGAGGCTTTGAGTCTTTCTTCGGCTTTCTACCTCGGATATGCTTTAGGTCGTGGTCGGCCACATACCAACCGCATCCTTCTCTTATAGTAATACCCTCGTTGTTACCTTTGTGCCCATTCACATCCTCGTCAAACTCAATGAGAAACGATGTCTCTGATTCGGCAAAGACTATCGTTGCTTGTTTGCCGATTGCCTCGGGCGCACTTGGTGCGCTTGTCGCACTTCTAGGATTATAGACCACGCGGTCTCCAGTTTTAAATGTTTTCATAATTTCTATTTGTTTATAATTGGTGTTCGGTAATGTATAGTCGGATGGTTTGGTAGTCATCTACCTCAACAAAGTATTCGGACTCTTCATCGCAGTATACTTGTTTGATTTCGTGCCTTTCATTTATTGACTTCTTAGTTGAGTCAAAGAAGTACTGCGCTGCACTTTTTGCGCCAAAGGCTTCGTGGTCATTAAGGTCGAGGTCGGAATGAGTCTCGTGAAGGATGTAGAATTTCATAGTTGTTATTGTTTATTAGTTATTGAATCGTGAACCAATCTTCGTCCATATTGAACTCATCGATTTGTGCTTGACTAACGAACGCTTCGCAGTACCACGAATCGCCTCCGTCACTATTGCTAGTTAGGTCTGCCGATACGTTACTACCTAGCAAGGTTTCCCACTCACGGGTGAAGTCGTTAAGGTCTTCCTCAGTTCCGACAAAGTATGTCCACACTCGAAGTTCATTTGCTTCTTCGTGGCCTCCCTCCATCACTACTATATTGCCTAACTCTAGCACTTTCTTGAGTTCTTCCTCACTAGTAATTAGCGCCTCATTCAGTTCATCATTAAGTTCAAATAGTGGTACACTATTGGTTGCCCATAGAGCCAAGGCTAGGTCGGTTACGTTTACGAATGTGAATCCGTCTTCAGTTTTAATTATTCGATTTTCCATAGTTTCTATTTGTTATTGATTAAAGTTCTAAAACTGCTAGTGAAAGGTTGCCCTCTCGGTCAAACCATCCCTCCTTGATTAAGGCGGTGGCAGTTCGGCCATAGTGGCCTTGAAGTTCCCAAGCCAAGCCACTACGGACTAGTTCGGCAAAGAGGCACACGACTTCTTGGTCGTTGAGTGCGCCTTGTTCGTATGCGATGATGTTCGCGATTTGTGATGTGTTGTTCATACTGATTATCTATTTGGTTAAGATGCCTCACGGCATTTCGGCTAATGTCAAGCCTCTTCAGTTAACCTTTGTTTTGCTCCACAAACTTTTCTAAAATGTCGAGAAGTTCGTCACCACATTTGTCTAACCTATCTTGAAGTTCGGGCGAAAGGTCGCTTGACTCAAGGTTGAATTCCTCGCACACTGAGTCGAACAGCAAATCAATTTGAGAGGTAAGGATTCCGTAGATATTTTCGTTTTTCATAATTTCTATTTGTTTGGTTAAGACCTACCGAAGTAGGTTTCGGGCATTAGCCCTCATCAGTTAACCTGCCACTCAGTAAGCGTAGTCCAACCGAATGCCGTCACGATACCGCGCCTCTGAAGTTGTTCTAGAACTTTGTACTCTTTAGTGGTATCTGCACCCAAGACAGACTCTACGCTATAAAAGGGTATGTCGGTTGCGATGCCGTCAACATACTCGCGGAAAAAGAAATTGTAAGTGTTCATATTGTTTGGATTTAGTTATTGAATTGTGTTTAGTTTTGGTCTCTATGGATTACGTTCACCAACTGAATGGCGGCATTGTCACCGATAAATTCACGGGCAGTGAGGTATGCCTCTGTGCGGCTCACTCGCAGTCCTCCTAAGAGGAAGTCGAATAGTGTGCCGTTCGTACTTTCTACGCTACGTACAAATACCGACTGATTGGTCAGTAATTTCATTAGCGACTTCACTAATTCAGCCTTGGTGTCGAACGCTTTTCGGGCGCTCCCTTGGCGAAGATTACCGACTTGTAGGAGTTTAGTGGTCTCTGCCTTGTCGGTGTAACGAATCAAGAATTCTACTTCGCGAGTTGTCTTTTTGCTTTGTAGTCTAACTTTGAACTCTCCCATTTTGATTTGATTTTTGAATTGATAAAAGAAAATTTGAGAGGGCGTTTGGTCTCGAACCAACGGCAACTAAATTGCTACGCCCCCAATTGAACATCAACTTAGGGGTACCTTATCGTGTCGTTATGTGCAGTGATGCCGTGGTTCCACCGCAACGAGGTTGTCAGTCCTAAGAAGCACTAAGGAGCAGATGAGCATCGTTGTATCCGTGTAGCATATGTTCTAAGAACTCATACGACCAAGGTCGCTCCGCTACACATCAACAAACCCGAACTCCATCACCACTCAGTAGCCGTACGTACATCAAAGTGCCGTGCGGTCATCTACCTAGTCGTGCGGAACTCCGCTCGCTTAGTGGTCACTATGGTTATGGGTTCAAGCCCCAAGGCACGCTTTTCGCTTACCATCTTCCTCGGCCCGCCTTACGGCTTCGTCCTCGAGGTGACCTCAACTCGTTTCCCTATTTGGGCGCAGTCGGTCGGTGACACTGCAATACTACAACAATCTAGATACGTTTGTCAAGTGTTGTTCAAAAAATAATTGTAAGTTGCTGAGAATCAGCGAGAAAAATTTCCACTCTGAATTATAATGTGTCTCTTACGCGTGTCATATTAATATACTAGCACCTGAGAACATAAGCCTAGCCTAGCAAGCACGTGCCGCTCTAGTATGCATTGAGCGTAGTGGGGGGAAGTGGGTTGAAGTGGGAGTAAGTGAGAGTGCTTAGGGGTAAGGTGTGGGGATTGTTGGAGGGTTCTGAGGTACTCGAACCATAACCCAAAACTAGTTGGCGGTAGGGTAGGAGCGGAGCCTACAACGGAGCCAATTAACATAATATATATTATAGGATGCTTTTGGACACCGATTGCAACTCCGATACTAGAGCGAGGTAGGTCAAGGATAGTAGCACGTCCTAGTATGGCTACCAAAAGGCTAAAACATTGCAAGTGAATCATTTAACACGGAGGGGCATACGTTCAGCATTCCGTTTCGGTTCTTGGCTTGTAACGCTATTATAGTACGATAATCCCCACGGTACGTATAACTCAAACCAGAAATGCGATAACCGCATCCCGGAAGATTGCGTAATTCTGTTCAACACATATGCTTGTCCTTTGCAATGTGAACAGATTCTTATGTTATTTCTCGGAAGCGCATAGTTGCGCCTTTGCAAACGTAGTAAAAGTTAGAGCCTTGTTTGCAGTATCCGAATCAAGCTTTGGCCGGCTCCTTTTGCGCGGGGCGGTTTGGCCGCCCGCTTTTTCCGCCGTCTTAAGCGTTCTATTCGTTTTCGGTATTAGAAGCTTGCAGTCTATTAAGAGGAAGCTCTGCTTTAGCGAAGTTATAGTTAAAAATCGACATTAGCAAGTTTTTTACACACACTTATAATAGTCGTTATCAATTAGTTGACTAATAACCTACTAATTTAGTATGTGTTTATTCTGCCTAAAGTGAGTCCTGGGACTGCAAGAACATACGAAAATGGGTTTTCTCGTCCACCATAATGGGTATCCTTCCGTGTATCTTATCTAGGTATCTCTTCACCACTCTTCTTCCTGCTATGCTGATGTTGAATCTAGCTGTTTGTTTATTGTTGCGTGCTGAGATGATTGGAAGGTCGTAGTCCTGAGCTGGGGAGTACTGCTTTAGGTGACCGCCATCTACCATAGGCTGTACTACCATATCCATAAAGTTGTCGAACCGTCCTGTATAACCGAACGCACACATAGTATAGCGTATCGAGAATATCTCCAGGTCGTATACGAAGAACAGGAACATAAGCTGTCTCTGGTCTATGTTATAGCTATTCTTGGCGTCTGTGAACACGTGGTTCAACAGCTTCAGTATATTATACTGGTCGTGGACAAGGTCCTTTCGCTCTCTGTGCTCGTCGATTCGTTTTGCTTGAAGCTCTGCCATACGGCGTAGTTTCTCACTACGAGAGGGTTTCTTTCTGTAGCTCGGCATATTGTATTGAATTATCTCGTAAAGATACTATGTTTATTTTTGCGGTATGAAACTAAGTAACTATGTATCGCTGTCTGAGGTCACTAAGAGTGATACCGCCAGCCGCCGGGGTATCAGCAACGAACCCACACCAGAACACCTAGAGAACCTAAAGACAATCTGTACTGAGGTATTCGATAAGATACGTGAGCACTTCGGTGTTCCTATCTACATCTCTTCGGGCTACCGGTCTGCTGCCTTGAATAAGGCTATCGGGGGGAGCTCTACCTCGGACCATAATCTAGGAAGGGCTTTGGACCTGGACCAAGATTTTAGGTCTAACGGTATAACCAATATGGATGTTTTTAAATTCATTAAGGACAACCTGGAATTTGACCAGCTTATCTATGAGTTTGGAAACAGCAAGAACCCCGACTGGGTTCACGTTGGATATCGTAAGGGAGCGAACAGGAAGCAGATACTTATAGCCTATAAGGACGGCGCTAAGACAAAATACAAAGCATTTAAATAATATCTTTGTAACTATGAAAGCAAAGAAGAGCGTTTACCAATCAGGCGGCAAGATGCCTGTTGGAGCAAAGAAGAAGATGACCGATATGGAGATTGCCAAGGCAAACCGTATGCAGATGCTCACCGAGGAGCGCAACACTATTCGTAAGTATGACCCAGACGCTCTAGCTGCCTTTGACCGCGACCTCAAAGCTAAAGGCTATATGGTAAACAAGAAGCCCGCCAAGAAGATGTCCGAAGGAGGCAAGATGGATACGTATGGTATGGGTGGTAAGATGAAGAAGTATCTTGCTGGTGGCCAAGTGAAGCTTGACAAGAACAAGGACGGAAAGATTTCCGGAGAGGACTTCAAGATGATGAAGAAGTACCAGATGGGCGGTAAGATGCCCGTTGAAAAAAAAGATAGTTTCGTAGGTAAAGGTCTATACCCAAAAGACCCAACAGCTAAAGGCGGACCAACTGAACTTGAAATCCTTGAGCAACTCACTTGGGATAAGTCTGTGGAGGCTCTAAAGCGCCGTGGTGTATCTATGGTAGACCAAGCTCCAGCCTCTAAGAAGATTCTTGGACAAGGAAACAGAAACATCCTTGATAACAACTACGAACTGGCTCTTAAGAAAGCTAAGGAGTACGGCGTATACGACGAAGCCCGTCAAGAAGCTGTTAGACAGTACCGAGAAGAAGGAAAGAAAAAAGCCGGAAAATAAAAGAGGGGGCATCGCCCCCTTTTTTTATCGGATGTCAGTCCCGTATTCTGTAGAAACGTGGAGCAAGCCAGTTCTTTCGTGTGGGTCCTTTAACAGCATTACTACCGTCTTGGTATTGGGGTTCCAGTAGTATCGTGAGTCAATCTCGTTAAAACCATTAGACTTTAACTGCTGCCGATGACTAGTCCATTGTGTTACGGTCATAAGCTCGCTTGTTGTGCTGTCCGGGGCAAGGTAGAATGATTTCTCCTCGGCCAATACCCACTTGGCGAAAAGACCTTTGTTCACAACAGCTGTATAGTTGTGTCCGAAGAAATTAAATTCTGAGTGAAAGTTTTCTTGAGCAAAGAGGCTTCCAGAAAAGAGTAGTGCTGCTGCGATTAAATGTTTCATTGTTGATAATTTGTTAGTTTCTTATACAAGTATACGACATTGAAACAGCTTTGTCAATAGTGTAATGAAATATTTTTTATTTTTGTAGGATGAGAGCTATCAAGAAGCAGAACGTACAGGTAAAAGGGTACAGTGATGGCTCGCCCTACCGCACACGAAAGTATATCATCATTGATGGAGATACCATCGATATGTCTAAGACTGGGCTGACACTGAGGTTGATTCCTAATGTCGGGGATGAGAAGATTGCTGAACCGTATTCTGGGAAGCACACCTTCCCCGGAGCTACGTCTGTAAAAGAAGTACCTTTACGACGATAAAAAACAAACAGTTATGAAAGCGAAAAAGTATAACGGAGGCGGTAAGATGGAAGAGTCTGGCGCCGAGATTGAAATAAAGGCTATGGACTTGATGGAAGCTGTTAAGCAGTTGCAAGCAGCTGTTAAAGCGGGCTCACAAACTCCTACTCATTACAAAGTAAAGGCTTGTTTCTACGAAGGTGAAGAATGATGTTTTAATGGGGTACGTTTTCCACTACAATCCTTATAAGGAAATGTGGGCTGCTATTCCTCGTGAAGCGTACCTCGACTACTTCAACGGCATCTACGACCGTACTACGTTTCATCAGAGCGTAAAAGAACTCGTTAAATACACAAGTACTAATGGCTAAGTCATCGAAGAAGCGTCTTAAAAGCGGGCGCGGAGTAAAAAAAGTGAGCGCAAAGCGCTCGATAGTCGGCGTTCGTAACTTAGCGATTATAAACAAAATTGCTTATGAAAGCTAATAAGAAATCTAACAAGGTGATGGTCGCTGCCCCGGAGGGTTATCACTGGATGATAGAAAAGGGCCGTTACTTCCTTATGGAGCACGAAGGTAAATTTGTACCACACACCGGCGCATCCCTAGAGGCGGCGTTCAGAATAAAGAAAGCACACTGATGAAAGCGAATAAGAAAACAATTAAGCGTGCCGACGGTTCGTACTCGCCCCGAGGTTTATGGGACAATATCCGAGCTAATAAAGGTTCTGGTAAAACTCCAACTAAAGAGATGCTCGAACAAGAAAAGAAGATTCGTCGTGAAAGCAAGAACTAAGACATCTGCATTCTACAAGGATAACCCAGAATCTGCTGAGAAACGCCGGGAGTACCAGCGTGAGTATAACAAGACAGAAGAGCGAAAGAAGTACCGGGCCTACTTAAATAAAAAGAACCGGGAAGCTGGAACCTACGGTAACGGCGACAAGCTTGACGCATCACATACCAAGAAGGGTGGGATAGTGTTCGAAGCACAAGGTGCTAACAGGGCAAGAAACCGCTCAAAGAAGTAAAGTATCTTTGTCCTAATTTAGTAGCTAATAAAAATTAGGATATGGAAGAATATGAATCTAAAGAGTTCTATAGGGAACTCCGTGAGCGTTACGACGACATCCAAAATTTTATCTCTGAGCGAGATAAGGATGGTGAGTTCTTTACCCTTATGGCGGTAGGACGATATGTAGAAGGCGAGGTCGACGACTCAATAGAGATGTCTTTCGCCACAAACATAAGCGACGAAGAAGAACTCGACGATATAATGAATTCGTTATACACATCCATAAACAACCAGCTCGACGAGCCAAAAAGTGTAAATTACTGGATTCGACTCTTCGGAGGAGACCCAGACAAATACTTAAACTAAATGAATATAATAAGAAAACTAATCATCGGGCAAAACCCGAAGGACGCCCTGGCCTATCTATTAGATATGAAGGCAGGAGCTGGAACCGTATCGGTCATAGAGTTCGATGAGCGTACATACCTAAAGAACGGCCAACGCTGCTACAACATATATATCACTAGCCCCAATGGCACTATGCTATGGAAGCGCGTTGAGAATATGCCGACACTAGCAGAATACGACTGTCACTTCGAGTAACGGAGTAAAACCCTAATAATTTTATTGGAATTTAATATGAAACCACTTAATCACTTTATCGTTGAGCTACCAAAGAAGTTCAAGGACACCATAGAAATCGCAGGCAAGACGCTATACCTGGCATCTAAGTTTGACGAGTTCGCCAACAGAATTACATCTGGAAAGATACTGGGCGTACCAGAGCGTGTTGACACCGGAGCCAAAGTAGGCGACACTATCTACTTCCATCATCACGTTGTGATGAACACATCTTTTGAAATTGAGAAAGGGCGTTACTTAGTTATGTACGACCCCAAGGGAGCATACGGTAACCACGCTGTTGCATACAAGAATGAAGAAGGTATGCATATGCTAGGAGACTGGGTATTCCTTCGTGAGATAAAGGAGAAAGAACTTAACTCAAGTGTTGTAATCCTGATTGACGAAGAGAAGCGCCAGCGTCGTGGCGTCATAGCTTTTGACCATCCAGCGTTATTGGAGATGGGCGTAAAGGTCGGTGACACCGTAGGTTACGGAGCCTCAGCAGATTATGATATGGAAGTAGACGGAGAAAATATGCTGCGTATGCTTTTACACGAAATTCTATATGTCGAAGAGGCCCATTAAGTTCACCACCATCGTCGCGTCTCAGAACCTCATCGAGGCTATGGAACAGGCTATACATAATATGACCGAGGAACTGAAGAAGCCTGTAGACCCAGAGCTAAATGGTTCCGCTAGAAAAGCTGAGCTTGCCGCGCTTAAGGAAACCGCATTAGCTTGTAAAGAACTTATTATAGAAAGGCAAAGGCTAGAGCAGCTTGTCGCCGACCTCAAGAACACCGATATTATTGCTGAGCATTCAGACTTCGCTGGTGGCTTTGCGGAGAGATACCGTAAGTAATGGCAGGTATAAAAGACATAGAAGGATACGATGACTTCGTTATCAATATATGTCCGGATGGGACAGGTGAAGAAATTATAGAAATTTCACGTCTTTACATCCAGCTTCCTGAGATGCCAGACGACAAACAGATTCTATTTAACGAGCTCCCCACAGACCAACAGTATTGGCGCAGGTTATCTGTCCCTAAGGAGCTGGAGCGAATCCGAACTATGGACGAGTGGTCCGAGGCTCCTAAGGAGTTTCGAGATAAGTTCACACCTTACATAGAGCGTGAGTTCTCGAGAAGGAAAAAAGGCTTGTGGTTTTATAACAACGGAACACCGACGTATATCACCGGACACCACTATATGCTGTTGCAGTGGAGCAAGATGGACATAGGATACGCGAGCTATCTTGACTTCCAAAGAAAGCTATTCATACACTACGCGGCCTGCGAAGCCGACCCCCGATGCATTGGACAGGTATACGTCAAGTGCCGCCGCTCCGGATATACCAATATATCCGCTTCTATACTTGTGGACGAAGGCACGCAGGTGGCAGAGAAGCTTCTAGGAATCATATCAAAGACAGGTAAGGATGCTCAGGACAACGTCTTTATGAAGAAGGTGTTTCCTATGTTCCGTAGCTATCCGTTCTTCTTTAAGCCGGTACAGGATGGTACTACTAATCCACGTATGGAACTTGCGTTCCGTGAGCCATCTCAGAGAATCACGAAGAACAACAAGGCTGTTATGATGACCCAGGCACTGGATACCGTCATCAACTGGAAGAACACAGTAAACAACGCCTACGACGGAGAAAAGCTCCACACTCTGTTTCTTGATGAGGCTTCAAAGCTAGAGAACCCATTGGATATAAATGAGTTATGGCGTATTCACAGGACCTGTCTTATCGTGGGAAAGAAAGTTGTCGGCAAGGCCCTCGTAGGCTCTACAGTTAACCCGCTCGATAAAGGCGGCTCGAACTATAAGAAGCTATACTACGATTCAGACCCAAAGAAGCGTAACGACAACGGAAGAACAAAAAGCGGTCTTTATAAAATATTCATACCAGCGCACGAGGCCCTAGAGGGGTTCTTTGATATATACGGCCTACCGATAGTAAACGACCCTGATAAAGCTACAAGTACTATGGAGGGAGACATCGTGAAAATAGGAGCTAAGACCTACCTGAATAACGAAAGGAAGGCCCTGATGAGCGACCCCTATGAGCTAAACGAAGTAATACGCCAGTTCCCTTGGACAGAAGAGGAGGCTTTTCGAGACTCCACAAAGACATCTCACTTTAATATATCTAAGATATACGAGCAGCTGGAGCACAACAGCAGCCTCTTTCCCAATCCGGTGATACGTGGTAACTTCATATGGGCGAACGGCCAGCAGGATACTAAAGTGGTTTTCAGTCCAGACCCTAATGGTAAATTCCACGTGTCTTGGCTTATGCCGTTTGAGGAGTCTAACAAGCAGTTGATACAAGGCGGTAAGCGCTCACCGGGTAATGTACTGCTCGGCGTCGGGGGGGTTGACTCCTACGATATCGACGAGACAGCAGACGGTCGTGGCTCTAAGGGCGCTTTCCATCTTTTTAATAAGTTCAATATGAACTATCCTAGCAATAGGTTTGTAGTGGAGTACGCTGAGCGACCAGAGCTAGCTCGTATTTTTTACGAGGATGTTCTCCTGACTGCTGTATACTACGGATACCCACTGCTAGTGGAAAACAACAAGTATGGTATCGTGCGATACTTCGAGTCGCGGGGATATGATAACTATATTATGGATAGGCCATCACATCTAACGCCACCTAACCAGCGCGGCAGCGTTCGCACTAAAGGTGTTCCTTCTAACTCACAGGAATTCATACAGGCTCACGCTCAAGCGATTGAGGCATATCTCCACGAGCATATAGGATATAAAATGGATACGGATGAGCACGGTAAGATGTATTTCAATAGGACACTACAGGACTGGATAGGATACAAGATTAGTGACCGTACTAAGTTTGACTTAACGATTAGTTCTGGCCTTGCTTTACTAGGTGCTCAGACAATAGTAAAGGAGAAAAGGCTAAGCGACACAACTGATAAAGTATTCTTTAGGCGCTACAAGGCGCGTTTCTAATTGCTTTATATTTGCCGTTGAAAGCATAATATGCTTATATAAAGGAATTACTATATGTACAACGGGAAAAATCCTCATCCCATTAATAATTTCCCTGACCCGCTTGCACCATATGATGTCAAGCAGTCAAAGGATTACGGTCTTCAGTATGCGAAAAGCATAGAGACACAATGGGGTCGACCTGAGGACGATGGTAGCTTATTTCGTCGTAGACTCAAGGAGTTTGAGCAGAACAGAGACTACGCCAACGGCACCCAGGATACTGCTATATACAAACAGATTCTTAATTCACTGGACCCAAACAACGGTGATGGAACGCTACTTAACATCGACTGGTCTCCAGTGCCGATTGTGCCTAAGTTCGTTAAAATTGTCGTAAACAAAATTCTGTCTCGTAACCCATATCCAAACATAGAGGCTGTTGACCCACTTTCAGTATCTCAGAAAGAAAAGAAAAAAGCGGAGGTAAAAGCAGGTGTCGAGCTTAAGCCATTACTCAGTGAGCTTGAAGGTCTAGGCGTTAGAACTGGATATGACGTACCTGCATTACCAGATACCCTAGAAGAGGCAGAGATTTTTCTTGACACAAACATCAAGATTGCTAGTGAAATAGCCACCCAGATTGCTACAGAGCTAACGCTAAGCTGGAACGAGTTCGGTGAGCGTATCTATCGACGTTGTGTTGATGACCTCGTGTCTATTGGTATGGCAGTCGTAAAGCGTGAAAATGACCCTAACTACGGAATCGTAGAGAACTACGTAGACCCTGCATACTTCATACACAGCCATACCGATGACCCTAATATGTCTGACCTTATCTATGCGGGTCACGTACGTCGTATGAGCATTATGGACCTCAAGCGTCAAGCTGGAGACCAGTTTACAGAAGATGAGTACCAGAAGCTCGCTACAATGGTGCAGAACCGGTATAGCAACAATTCATCAGGACTAAACCAGTCTTACTACGACAAGAACTTACAGTCCGTCTCTTATGGATATGACGAATTTATAGTAGAAGTACTTGAGTTTGAGTACCTTAGTGTTGACGATGTATACTTTGAGGAGAAAGAGTCACGCCACGGCAACGTAGGATTTTACTATAAGGGCTTTAAGTATGAGGCCGCTCGCGAAAGCGTATATGACCGTAAGCCTTACCGTATGCAAACAGCTACCGTATATGGAGGTAAGTATATCATCGGAACTAGTTTTCTCTTCGACTACGGTGTGAAGAAGAATATACCTAGGAACGTACACGACCTAACTCGTGCTCGTCTAAGCTACAGCGTAGTGGCGACCAACTTGCGTCGTATGATTCCTAAGTCTATGGTCTCAATGGTGAAGAGCTTTGCTGACCAGCTGCAAATCACTCACCTTAAGATTCAACAAGCTATAGCCAAGGCTAAGCCTGATGGTCTTATGATTGACATCGAGGGCCTCGAGAACGTACAGCTAGGACGCGGTGGAGAGCTTCAGCCTCTCGACATCCAAGATATCTACGAACAGACGGGTATCTTCTATTACCGCTCTAAGAATCCTGAAGGAGGATTCCAGAACCCACCGGTACGTGAGATTAGCAACCAGATTCGCAACATCAACGAACTGATTTCTCTGTACAACCACTACCTGCGTATGATTCGCGACGCGACAGGACTCAATGAAGTGGTAGACGGAAGTACTCCAAAAGGTGAGCAACTAGTAGGCGTCCGACAGCAAGCGATTGAAGCCTCCAACAATGCTACTTACGATATCACTAATTCCGCTATGGTTCTATTCAAGAAGGTATGCGATGACATAGTGCGATGCTTGCAGATTATTCCGAAGGATAGCGTTTTATACCGTACCTACGAACAAGCCCTAGGCAGCAGCAGTATGGATGTGATATCCTCGTTCGCAGACCTGCCTATGTATAACTTCGGTGTGCGCGTAGTCGCAGAGATGGAAGATATGGATAAGGCTTACTTAGAGTCCAATATCCAGCAGTCTTTACTACAAAAAGAGATTGACCTCGAGGACGCTATCGCTATACGTAGGCTTAAAGATGTAACGCAGGCAGAGCAGTTGTTAATTGTGCGTCGTAAGAAGCGACAAAAACAACAGCAGCAGTTGGCGCAGCAGAACTCTCAGATGCAAGCTCAAGTCAATGCCCAGTCGGCACAAGCCACAAGTCAAGCTAGGATGCAAGAAGAGCAAATGAAGGCCCAACTCGGAGCTCAGAAAATGCAGCTGGAGACGCAGATGAAGACTCAACTATTGCAGGTAGAGTACGAACTCAAAATGCGCCTCGCAGAACTAGAAGGTCGTTATGGCTTACAGCAGCAGGAGATTGAATCCGGGGTACGTACAGATATCGAGTCCGACCGTGAGGACCGGAAAGACTCTCGCGTTAAGAAGCAAGCTGTAGAGCAGAGCAAGCTCATCTCTCAGCGTAGCGGCCAACGCGGTGAATTACAGGAAGAAACCGACGAAGACTTTGTGGCTTCACTCCTTTCTAACGCTTGATTAAAAGAGGTAAATTTGCACTATGGCCGCCCAGATTAATCTAGATACATCACAAAGAGTCGATATAACCTGTCGCAAGGGCGACTCATTTAGCCTTGAACTAACATTCAAGACCGCTGCCGGCGCGGTGATAAATCTGACCGGATATACCTGGAAGCTTGACGTTAGAGAGACTGATACTTCGGCAGCAGCCATCATTGAGGATAGCTTATTCACCTACAACGGCACCAATTTAGGTGTATTAACCATCACTGCATCACCCGCAACTATGGCCGGCATCGATGGGGGTATATACGTATATGACCTACAGAGCACCAACGCCGGTGCCGTAAAGACTTGGCTGTATGGTATATTCCAGGTAAATGAAGACGTTACGCTATGAGTGATATAACTATCAATAGCGGCCAGCCAATCAATATAGCTGTACAGCAGCCGGCGCTACAGAACACTATTATTATTCCTACGTCCACGACTTCTATGTCCATCAAGGGCGTTACTGGAGGTGGAGGTGATGCTCACTATATGCACAGCCAAGGCACTGCTGAAGCTAACTGGGTGGTAAACCACAACCTAAACAAAAAACCTTCCGTGACTGTAGTCGACTCTATGGATAACATCGTCCACGGCGAGGTAGAATACTTAAACAACAACTCCGTATCCCTAACCTTTGCCGGCGCCTTTAGTGGTAAGGCATACTTCAACTAACAACTATGGCTATTAATTACTTCTCCCCTATAGATATGAACAAGCTCGAGATTATCGAGCCTAGGATTCATAACTCACTAACTGTACCATTAAATCCAGTAGCGGGTCAGATTTACTTTGACACTTCGGTCAACTCGATGTTCTTTTACAACGGAACGGCGTGGCTTGACATCAAGGGCGATATTCAGGAGGTACTTGCTGGTGATGGTCTTACCGGAGGTGGTTCCGGGGGGTCGGTAACCCTAAATGTGGGCGCTGGCACGGGTATAACCGTTGCTGCCGATACAGTTGGTCTTGACACTACGAACACAAGGAACACGGACCACGCAATGATTTCCGTTTTCGCTGGGGATGGATTAACCGGTGGTGGTACCATCGACAACAGCGTCACGTTAAACGTCGTGGCCACTGCAAATTCGGGTATAACGGTAGGTGCTAACGCCATTGCGTTGACTAACTACGCTAGCCTGACCCAGTACAAAATTATGATGTGGGGAGCCGGTGGCCAGCTTGAAAACGCCCCCATCACTCGAACAGTAGACCAATCGAGCGTTGAGACTATTACCATCAACGGTAACCTAACGGTAACCGGTACTACCACAAGCGTTAACTCTAACGAGGTTAACATCGGTGATGCTATCATCAAGTTAAACTTTGACGAGACGGGTGCCGCATCACAGAACGCTGGTTTTGAGGTTGAGCGTGGAACTGACGCTAACGTATCGTTCATCTGGGACGAGACGGCTGACCGCTTCACCACGGTGGACCAGAAGCTTCACGTAGGGACCGTTGATACCTTCACTCCTACCTACCAGTCTTCGTTCTATATGTACGACAACGCAGCAGGGGAGGCCGGTGAAATCAAACGCTCTACTTACAATGCTGTGGCTAACCTCCTTGGGGCGCCGATTCACTTCTCCCTTGATGTAGCTCAGACCGGCGTAGTGACAAAGGCTAGTAATACTTACACTGTTACGCACAACCTAGGCACCAAGGCTATTATCGCTCAGGTAATTCAGTATTCTAACTACGAAACCGTTATGGTAGACGTAGCTCGCCCCACCAATAATACCATCACAGTATCTTTTGCATCTGCGGTTGCGGAGAACGCATACTTTGTGATTCTTTCCGCATCAAAGCGTACGGGTGATTCGGTAGCTGGCTCAGTAGAGGGCGACGCGCCTGCTGCATAATAATTAAGTGTCATTAGTTAAGCTAAGAGGGGCCATAGTGCCCCTCTTTTATTTCGTACTTTTGCTTATGCTGTATAAGTTTGGTAAACTATGAAGTTTTTATCTCAGATTAATGTCAACACGGAGTACACCCTTCCGATGGTTGATGGAACGAACGGACAGGTGTTGTCCACCGACGGAGCAGGTGTTGCTTATTGGGGTACCATCAGTATCGGTTCACTACCCCTCGATGGGCTTTCGGATGTAATCATCACCTCTCCGTCTAGCGACCAAATGCTACGCTACGGCCTCCGGCAGGGGGATACCGTACCCGTATGGCATAACTTCACGCCGAACTTCCTAACCCCGTCATCGTCTATTAATGCGCTTAATGATGTAGTCATCACCACAGCGGCGGCAGGGCAGATTCTTCAGTACAACGGAAGTAATTGGGTTAACGCCACTCTGTCTACGGTTGAGTATGTGGCGAAGGTTCAGCACGCGGCTAAGGCAGGTGTCGCGATAGCTAAGGGCCAGGCGGTCTATGTTACCGGCGCTAACGGCACGAATATGATTATCGGTCTCGCGTCTAACACATCCGAGGAAACATCAGCTAAGACGATGGGAATCGCTGCTTCCGCTGCTGCAGTCAATGACATAATCTTCGTTGTAACGGAAGGATTGCTTGCCGGTCTTAACACGTCCACGGCAACGGCCGGTGACCCAGTATGGCTCGGTACCAGTGGCAACCTAATCTTTGGCTTAGCCAATAAACCAACCTCTCCCGCACACTTGGTGTACATCGGTGTTGTTACGAGAGCTCAGCAGAACAACGGTGAGATTTTCGTTAAGGTACAGAACGGTATTGAAATAGATGAGATTCACGACGTTCAGATTTCATCACCAGCTACGGGACAGCTACTACGTAGGGATTCCGATGGATACTGGAAGAACTGGACACCGAACTTCCTAACCGCTGAGGCTGATACATTAGCTACCGTTACTGCTCGTGGTGCAACCACCAATGGAAACATTGTAGTTAACGGCGAGATAAGCCTCCCATCATTCATAAGGCTCACAAATGCCGGAGTTGATAACGCATTCATTTCAGAATCTTGGGGTATTAACCTAAATGGAATAGGCACTCACCCGGTTCAAGTTCGTGGTGCATCGTTTTCTGTTGGATATTCATTAGGAGCAGGAACGTCATATGGTAGCGGAAATCTTTTTGTATCAAATAAGATTGGTATTAACACCACTGCTCCTACGAAACTACTTGATGTAGTTGGTTCTGGAATTGTGGCTTCATTTGGCAGTGCATTTGCCCAGGGTAGTTTTGCTGGTATTCACTTTGGGTATTCAGAGACTCAGTTCGGAAGTGATAATTACAAAAAGTCTGCTATTGTTTTTGAAAGGACAGAAAATCACGGTCAAGGCGCTAACGCTTCCGGAAAGATACACTTCCTACTTAATAATATAGGCTCAGGGTCGGCTACATCTCTGGCCCACTCCGTGATGGTAATTGATACAAACTCTACTGCCACCCAAGGGTCTGCTAGAGTCGGTATAGGAACAACTTCTCCGAACGCAACTCTTGATGTAAACGGAGCAGCCAACGCCACATCATTCTCGTCAACGGCGTTATTGATTGCAAACGCAGACACAAGCGGAAGTCTTCAACCAGACCAAGGAGACCCAGCCAATAAGATTTACTCTTTTAGATGGCAGGGTAATGAGGTCGGATACATTGACACTGACAACAAGATAACATTCTCTGGATTCAAGACTCCCGCTGGGACATCATCTCAGTTTTTAAAGGCCAACGGAACGGTTGATTCTAACACATACATCACCTCAACCGCCCTTAATGGATACGCCACTGAATCTTGGGTAAACACAAACTATTACAATCGGGACCAGATTGATGACTTCTTCGGTGGGGCTGAGGCCATTAGCGGATACAATAAGTCTAACTGGGATGCGGCCTACAACGATAAGATTAACAGCGCATCGTTTAGCACCACGACCGGTGTACTTACGCTCACTCAGCAGGACACAGGCACCGTTACTGTAGACCTCGACGGTCGATACCTTGAGTCTCTACCTGCTCACAATCACGATGACAGGTACTACACTGAAACAGAATCTGATTCTAGGTATATAAACGCATCTGGAGACACAATGAGCGGCAGTTTATCGTTTGATGCGGCTGCTGTAATTAAAAAGAAAATTACTGGCGTTGGTGATAATCCCGTAAAGACCGCATCTGGAGTTTTAGCGTCTCGTTCTGACAATGGTGGTGGGGCTACGTATTACATTATTGAAACTACTGTACCGCAAGATGATTATCAAATGGGTGGTTTCACCATTGAATTATTTGGAAGATATGGCGAAACAAATAACAAAACAAAGATTGACCTAGGCGGGTATTGGAATCCGGAGGGGAATGGTGGCTTTGCGGGATTTGAGGCTCACGGTACAAACCCAGAGTATAAGCCTACGATTCAAGTCGCGAGAAACAACAACTCTGGTAATACCGCATTTATTATTTCTGGTGTTTCTTGGTCATATCCTGTTATTGTTGCAAGAGACCTTTGGTTAGGATACAATAGCACAGATGGTGGGTCATATGGCGAGGGTTGGGTTATTGCTTCTGCAAACAACCTTGATTCTTATTCAAATAGAGACACTGTAGTTTGGAGAAATGGATATTCTGATTCTAACCCCGCTGGATATATTACTGGTTATACTGAAACTGATACTCTTTCTTCAGTAACTGGTAGGGGAGCTACAACTTCTACTCCAATAACTATTAATGGTGGAGGTGCTCAACCTCTTACTTTAACAACAGCTAATGGTTCTCCTTGGCATATTGCTTTAGTACGTAATGATTTAGGTCTTACTAGTAGAGTATTTGCTTATAACATTCCTTACAATGGTTGGTATTTTGAACATAATATAATTATTGCTGGTAATACAAACTGGCATAGTGGCAACCTTACCAACCTAAATCAGCTTAGTAACGGTCCTGGATATATCACCTCATCAGGTAATACTAGCGGATACTCTGGGTCTTTATTAGCTGACGATAACCGAACAATTTCTCCGTCTGAGATAGGCGCAAATCAATTAAAATTCGGTTTTACTTCTTGGGGAAATAATAATACTTCACCTTGGGCTGACTACCTACATCTCCGCTCTTACGGGGATGGTTCAGGTGGTTCAGACAATCTTGTTATGTTCAAGAAGTCTGGTATTGGGATGCGTATCTGGCAGCAGACATTCGGTTCTGCCACCGCATACTCGTCATACGCTGATGTTTGGACAACCGGAGATTTTACATCTAGCAACGTATCAAGTTGGAATACTGCTTATGGCTGGGGAGACCACGCCAGTGTAGGTTATGCTACTGAGGAGTTTGTTACTGGTCAAGGTTACCTAACATCCTTACCTGCTCACAACCACGATGACAGGTATTACACTGAAACTGAGTCAGACGCTAGATATCCTTTATCCAGAGGTACACTAGGTACAACAACAAATGTTGGTGATGCAACTGGATTTGGAAATAATTTAGCATCTGGTACATATACTAGAAATTATGTTGGTCATTCTGGACAAGTGTGGATGTCCCACGATACTGGGGGTAGTACTGGAAATTTTGCATTAGAAGTAACATATTATGGTGCTATGTATGTCCACACAAATGTGGATAGTTCTTCTTGGGTAACAAAGCAAATATGGACTTCAGATACATTTGCTAATAACTCCTCTAACTGGAATACTGCATTTGGATGGGGTAACCACGCCGGGGCTAATTATATAGTAAGAGGCTCAACGCAATCACCGGGGTCGTGGCCAGAGGCTACAAAATTCCAGTCGTCGGGAGACATTGGAACTGATACATCGAGTGCTCACTCATTGCAGATTTACTCTGCCGAAGGGAATGACGCATTTATGGCGTTTCACATATCCAACGATTTTGCTGTATTTTTTGGTCTTGACAACACCACGAATAGACTCTATACTGGCGGTTGGTCTGATGGAAACAACAAGTATCAACTTTGGGATACTAGAGATTTTACATCTACTAACGTATCAAACTGGAACACGGCCTACAACGACAGGATTTCTTCTGCTACAGTAACGGGAACTACTACCAAGACACTTACCCTCACTCAGGGTGACGGAGGTACCGTTACCGCCTCGTGGACAGATTACGATACTGATAATGACGCGCAGCAATTATCTTACGACCCCGGTGCAAACCAACTCTCTATATCTAACGGTAATAGCATTATCCTTACAGGATTAGCTACCGAAGAGTTTGTCACAGGTCAGGGGTATATTACTGGTTCTTATTTACCACTTTCAGGGGGCACACTAAGTGGCGCCGTTGTTGTAAACTTAGGAAACGTATCTTCTGATACTGTTGCATTTAAGGTGGGTGGTCCGTCAAACTACGACTCCCTTACCATCGGTATGGAGGACACTCCTGACTATGATGCGTTCATTGCTTCCTATGGTAACGATATACGCTTCTATTCTGGTAAAGGTTTAAGCTCAGAAAACCACAGTTTCTATTGGTTCACAAGTAAGGCAGGAACAGCACAGCACGGCGTTGTCGCAATGCAGCTTGACCATAATCAGAACTTGACTATTGGTGGAACATTTACCGAGCAATCATCTATTCGATACAAGGAAAACGTAAAGTCTATACCTAGCGTATCACAGAAGGTAGAGAAACTTGATGCTGTATCCTACAATAAGATTGGGAACAAAGAAGAAGAGATTGGTCTCATCGCAGAGGACGTAGCCGAGCTATTCCCAGAGGTAGTAAAATATGATAATGAGGGTAGGCCTGACGGGGTCAACTACTCTCGCCTGAGCGTAATTTTGCTGAAGGCTGTACAGGAATTAACAGAACGAGTAAACAAGTTAGAAAACAAGTAATATGGCAAATCTTTTAAGTACTACATTATCGGGGAACAACCACATAACACTTGGTCCTAATGCAACTTGGTCATCATACTTAAGAGTTGGTGGCAATGGGTATAGTGTAAGTGGAAATGAATATGCTTCTGTAGTTACCACTAATGGAAACCTTCACCTTGATGCTGGTACTTCAAGGGCAATATACTTAAACCACTATGCTGGAACATCCGGTGTGGCTTTTGGAAATGGCGCATCTGGAGTTTCTGCTTGGATGGGTGCCGATGGAGACTTATGGAAGGGTAGCGGTGATAATTCTGGAACTCAGTATGTATACAACTCCGGGACCTGGGGAATTAGTATTACGGGTAACGCAGGTAGTTTAGACGGCTATGACTATTCTCAATTTACTGGAGTTCTAGCTAGATATATCACTACTGCTAATAATGGTACGAGAATTAGAATAACCGCTCCATTTAACACTGACTCAGGTAAGATGTTTAGTGTTGATATTACTATGTATGCTGGATATACTCAATATAAGTATACCGTTAGTGCTTATATGTATAGTACTACTAATCAATGGTATAATCCAAAAGCATTATTTACTGGCGACGGAGCTCCTGACATATATGTAGGTAGAGATAACAGCGGTAAGGCTTATATAAGTATTGCCAATGGAGCCTATACTGGAATTGTAGTAAATAATTTAGTTGGTGGATACGTAGCTTCTGAAGTAGATTCTTATAGTCCTTGGGTCATTACACTTGATTCCGGCAACGAAAACTCCGTAGGTGTTAGCGTCATAACGACTATCACATCTAATAACATCGGCTCTCAGTCTGTAAGCTATGCAACTACTGCGGGTTCTATAACCAGCCAGGCAAACTCTGCAACAATAACGGCAACTACGTCAAATACAGCAAATGCAATAGTATTAAGGGACGGAAGTGGTGATATATATTCTAGATATTCTTTTAGTAATTATGTCAACACAACTAACAATGATGAAAGCGGAATTACTAGATTCATAATTAAAAACGGGGACGACTACCACAGGTCAGCCACTACAACCGTTGCCGCAGATATTATTAGAGGTGTTGCATCGGGAAGTTGGGCTATTAACATTACTGGTAGTGCTGGTTCCGTAACTAATGGAGTCTATACGACTCAAAGCATAAATAATCTTACTGGTGTTTTAAATTTTGGAGTACACAACGCGACCCCATACAACGACGCAACTGGAGTCAGCAACGGAATCGCCTTTGGTGGGATAGAGTCATCTACATTAAGGACATACGGCATTTTTACTGAATTAGAAAACATTGGAGGGAATTATTCTAAGTTAACATTAAATTACCACACCGGGATTAGAATTGGAGCATCTTCCTCGTACGGAGGAACAAGGTTTTACAATAATTTTGCGGGTGGTTCAGGCGGTGGCTCTGTGATATTTTCAGTAGGTAATGGAGATAACCACGTTAGAGTATTAAATAATTTATATGTTACAGGTACTGTAACTGGAAGTAATTTAAGTGGAACTAACACAGGCGACCAGACTAATATATCAGGCAACGCTGCGACAGCTACAAGTGCGGGTACAGTAACTGGGTCTTCTACTATAGGAGGATATCTTACATTAGCTACTGACTGGGGTGTAAGTCCTTACACAGCAGCTTTTAATATTGTTGGTACACATCCGTCAATGGTTTTTAGAGGCAGTAATGGAGATACACATTACTTAATCCATATGGATTCTGCTGGAGATATACAATATTATTTTGGACCAGGATATACAACTAATAACTGGACTCAAAGATATACGTTTACCAAAGGTGGGGACTTTAGTGTTCGTACTGGAAATATTTCAGCATCAGGTACAATTACTGGTTCTAACTTATCAGGCACTAACACAGGAGACCAAACTAATATTAGTGGTAATGCGGCAACTGCAACATATGCAACTACTGCGGGTGCATTAACCTCAATGAACATCTCTCAGTTCACAAATAATAGTGGATATATTACGGGTACTTATGTTGTTGCCAATGGAACCAGTGCTGGTGATATTGATGCCGATTGGGGTCAATCATTTAAAACCTTTGACCCGGTACCGAGCGGTACACCACCATTAGCATCACCAAATATTAGAACAATAAACATTGGTGAGAACTATGCAAGAAGAACACAATTAGCATTTGATTATGCATCGGATGTTGCTTATTTTAGAAGAAGAAATGACAGTGGATGGCAAACTTGGAGAGAGTTTATTCATAGTGGTAATATTGGTTCACAAACTGTAGCAACTGCTGGAAATGCCACAACAGTTGGAGGATTAGCCGTTCACGCTGGTAGAAACAATGAAGTAAACAAAATTGTAAGAACAGATGCCAATGGATATATTCAAGCGGGATGGATTAACACAACTTCTGGAGCATTTTCAAGTGGTATAAATAAAATATATTGTTCTGATGATGACTATATGCGTTATCAAACTCCAGCAAACTTTATATCAAACTTGGGATTAATTACTACTGGTAATATAGGTTCTCAGTCAGTATCAACAGCAACAAATTTATATGGACTTGGTACCATACAATCAACTTCAACGGGAACATCTTATCAAAATAACTATCAAGTAAGAGAAAATTCCGGAGGTAGTGGAAATACAAGTGAGATATATGCACCTCAGTTAGCATTCCATTGGGGAGGTATTGTTGCTTCTAGTATTATGATGGAGTCTAGTGGTAGGATAGCTATTAGAAATAATCCAGGAAGTAGTTATGAGAACTTTATAGCTAATATAGTATACGCTTCCTCCGATATGCGTGCTCCTATCTTCTACGATTCTCAGGACACTACATATTATTTAGACCCCAACAGTAGTGTGTCTGGAATTTTTGCAGGTAGTGTGGGAATCAATAACACATCTCCAGTTAATGCTAATTGGGGTAACGCTAGTAATACAAAACAACTGTCCATTAATGCCACTGATTACGCAGTAATAAATCTTTTGGGGGGCTCTAGAAGATTCTCTATGGGGGTCGGTGATAACATATTTTATATGTGTTATGATAATACAGCTGGTAGACACAATATTACTGTAAGTAGTAGCGGTAGTGTTAGCATACCTGTTGATGTTAGGTCTCCAATTTTCTACGACTCACAGGATACTGCATATTACGGAGACTTTGCAAGCACGTCAAGAATGAATGCTATAGTTTATGATAATTTATATTTTTCAGGAGACCAAACGTATGGTTTTATTGGTAGGAATGTTTATGCTGATACTATTAACGGCAGAGGCTCCGACCCATTAGAATTAAACTATTATGATGGTGGTTCTGTAATCATAGGCACGGGTGCTACAGGAAGTAAGGCATTATATGCTGGTTCATTATTCTCTGGTGGTAGTGCTGTAATAACCGCAGCAAACATCGGCTCTCAGTCGGTAAGTTATGCTGCATCCGCTGGTGGTGTCTCTTGGGCTAATGTATCAAGCAAGCCATCCAGATGGCTTAATACTACAACCTTAATTGATAACAACGAACCAGACACAATAACGGAAAGCGGATTCTGGCAAAGTTATCTTGGCTCTGGGAACCCAACTGGAACTTGGTTTAACTACGTTAATGTAAGGCACTCAAATCCTGGGAATGCACACGGATTCCAATTAGGTATGTCTTACTACGACAATAACTTGTGGTTTAGAAGTTATTCGGGTAACGTAACATATCTGTCTTGGTCTAGGGCACTAGGAACAAACACTGACCCGTATCCATCAAATATGAACCAGTATGTGAGGACCACGGATGACGTTACTCACAACTCTACCACGTCTACGCTGTTCTTAGTAAACGGACACTCAGATAACACTAAAGGATACCGTATTCACAACACTAGCGGTTCATCTGTCAGTGCAATGTTTACCAACTCATCCAACCAGCTAGTAATAGCCGCAGGTGCGGTTGACCAGATAAACCTCAATAAGAAGGTATATGTAAACGGTGTGGCACTCGGTGTTAACGTAGCGCCATCAGCAACCGCTGGACGTATTGACGCCTCCAACGACATCGTGGCATTCTCATCCTCTGACGAACGTCTTAAGGATAACATCACACCCATTGAGAACGCACTTAACAAAGTGAAGTCACTCACCGGAGTAGAGTTTGACTGGAAGCCAGAACATAAGGAAGCACACGGACACGAAGGACGTGATACGGGTATCATAGCACAGCAGGTGTTAGCCGTTATGCCATCTGCCGTTAGGACTAACGATACAGGCTACCTAGCCGTACGCTACGAGAAGCTCATCGGTCTCTTGATTGAGGGTATGAAAGAGCAGCAGACACAGATTGATGAACTTAAAACTAAGCTAGATGGCCTTACAAAGTAGTGGTGCAATAAGCATAGATAACATCAGGACAGAATTAGGTCAAGCACAGGCAAACAGCTCGTTGCGTGCGCTATCGGCATTGGCTAATTTTTCTTCTCCTGATGCTATGAGTGAGTTCTATGGCTTCTCCGCCGCAACTGAATACCAGTTCTATCAAGGAGACGGAGGGGGTTTTGGAAATTTCGCTGAGGCCTGCTCTGATGCATCGAATCCTTTAACTCTATATTCGGCATCTACGTCATTAGCGGTAAATGTGTATCTATACAATGATGCTGCATTAACTAGTCCTTTTGACGGAGGTGGCCTATGGTATAAATATGGAGCATCAGTATATGAAATAAGAAACGGTGGTAAGATAGATGCTGTTCGTGGTTGCTAATCTTTTTGTATATTTGTATAACTAATTAGTAATCAAAATGGCTGTAATCGCAACTGTAGATAAATTCGGGATGACTTTCTCCGAAGCATATCATAAAATCACTCGTCTAACATACGAGTCAACCGACCAGAAAACATACATCTACG